AGTTTTATAACTTTTTTTTGCAATTTATAACGAATCATTATATTTGTGAACCTTGTTCCATAACAGTATAGGTCATTCACTCACGCCCATGCGGTGTTTTACATCCTATGGACGTGGTACTCTGACCATATTAATAGATGCATTCTTTGCTTACGTTTACAAAGTCTGCTCTGCATACTTTCCGAGATCTTTTTCTGCCTCGGTTTTCAGTGTGTAAAATCCGCTCATGTAATCCATTTTCGATGTCGATAACGCTTTGAATACGCATTCTGCCAAAATCTGGTTTGCGTCTGCTTCGTACATATTCTGAATTTCATCAATGCCGTCATCGAAATACATCATCGCGACATTATTAAGGTAATTCAAACTATAGTTTGCGAGATCGATACTCGTTGCACAAGCTACATACCGGACTTCAAAGGTTTTCATATCAAGCTGAGACCGAACTTCGCCGAATACGAATTTAGTATCTGAGTACTTCTTTCCTATAAATCCGGTTTTCTTGTCCTCTTTCTCCTGACAATTTACCTCTTCCTTACCCTTATCCTTTTCTTCAATCATTCGTTCCATGATTTCGTCCATCTTGACTCGCAACTGTTCTGCCTTTGCGAATGCTTTTGTGATGTTTTCCAATGTATCTGCATTTGAAGAAAATCCTGCATAAGTATATGTTGCAATACCGTATGCGTCATAGAAAAATGTCAGATTAAGTTCGCTGCATTCGAATTTCACTCGTTTTGCATACATACCTTTGTACCATGCAGTTTTCGCAATCTCATCGCTGCTTGAGATCACTTCAAATTCATCGATTTCCTCTGTTAACCCGCACTCTTTGCACGCAAGACGCAAAGCTTTTTCCTGTAAGTTAACGACGTCATCATGAACCTGTTCTCTTTGTTCTAAATAATAATCTTCTGGTGTCATAATATTTCTCCTTTTCTGTGTTTTGTTTTGGATACTATAAATATGTGCCGGGAAAGATATCTGCAAAACAAAAATAATACCTGTGGGCACCCATTATGAGTATCCGCAGGTATTGTTCAATGATCATTAGCGATCGAGATCTTCGTCAGCGCATTCCAGGTCGTCCGCCCAGATAACAGAACTTTGTGCGAAAGTCGGCGTCTGTGCCGGATTTGGTCTCTGTAAATCAGAATCGATGTCGTCTGGGTTCACTTCCATATTTTTGATGTCCTGGAAGTGCTGGCTATGTTCTAATTCTTCGTTCGAATACAAAGCTGTCTCCAATCGATTTAATAATTCGGCTGATGTTATTTCTGGTATCTTAATCATGATAATTATTCCCCTTCTCAATTTGTTACCCTAAATATGTGTCAGAAAACAAAAACTTATTTCTAACTTTTCGCTACACCACAATTTGTAATCGATCTAATCATGCTGGATGGACACTGCCTGTGTTTCTCAAATTCTGGTTGCTCTCCATTCAATTCACTTTTGATATATTCCTGCATCGCTCTCAACGCTTCGTCTTCAGATGTATATTCTTCTTCGATCTCGTATGGATCAAGAGGAACTATATATGGAATCCATGAATCGGCGATCACATAATTAGCTTCTGAGCCAAAAGTCTCTTTGACTTCCTCGATTCCACCAGGATAATACTGTTTCAAGATGTTATCGGTACGATCTATCGGAGCTCCACTGATATTGATATCATAATCAAAAATCCCATAAAGTTTCTGTACAGGATCCCCACCAAATCGATACCGAATCCCACAAACTCGAAACCTGGTTTCATCGATCTTTTTAAATATTACTTGCAGATTTGTGGGAGTCCAGGATGGGTCAAGTGCTATATTCACTTCTCGTACGCTAAATTCATTTCGTTCCATAAAACTGATCCTTTCTATTTGCAACATGTTTTTGTTTCCGGTTGTTCTGATTTCTAACTTCCAGAGCCAACATAATTTACACGTGTTTTCGTTTGCTTATGATAAGGCTCAAAATATAGAAATCTCGTCACCGGAAACGAAATGGTTCTGATTCAATTTTGGCATACATGCAAAACAATTAACCGAGAATTCCAGCCCTACTTCTTAAAACCTGATCTTTCTTGCAACAATTGGATCTTTATCCAAAGTCGGACACAAAATAAGCTCATCTTCATGTGGCATAACACGTAGATCAATCATATAATTTAGTGAGGATTTGGCATCTTCTGTTGTAATTCCGGCTGCTTCTGTCAAAAATTCGATCGTTGGTTTATCATTGGTTCCTAAACATACGATTGCAATTGCATTACAAAGGACTGTATTATAGTCATCGGGATGCTGCATTTTCAAATTCATGATAGACTGATAAATAAAATCAACACTCAATTTGAATCGACGTGCTTCAACACAAAACAATCTGGCATCATAAAAACAAAGACTTGCTTCATCCATAATCACTCTTGTCATCGGGGCTTTTTCGTCATACATCATTGTATACCGGTACACGAGTTCATCTAAAAAGATTGATTCGTAAACACTTTTTTCAAACCAGTCCGTTTCCACAAACAAAACAGTATTTGTTTTATGCATAAAGTCATGAACAAGACTTGAGAGATCGATTGTGTCTCCTGGTAATAATTCGTTAAGTCTGACCATCAAACTCATAATCACAGATTCTCTGACAGCCGAAGACAGAGATCGAATTGATTCTGACCAATAAGCAGCATCTCCGCTGGTATCCCCAGATAGCTTTTCAACAATATTCTTGTGATTGCATTTTTCAGGACGGTCAAGAAGTACCAAAATGATATCTAAAAGAGCTCTCTTTTCGGCTTCCAAAAAGAATTCATCTGTCTTTTCGTCATCAAAAAGAAACTTATGAGCATTAAACATTTTGTTTACGAATCGTTCCGCATCCGCACGATCAGTAATCAAAGAGAAGTAATCGATTGGTCTTTTGCTTAAGTCGATCTCAAATGTTTTTCTTTCTGTCATACGTTCGACAATATTTTCGGCTTCTGATTTTCCCATATAGACGATACAGTTACTATGATGATCTGCGGTCATAATATTGGGCTCGATATAACTGTATTTCTTCCCGGAGCCCGCTGCTCCGAGTACTAAGACATTCGTATTTGTTTCAGGGCTCAATGGAATTAATACATCTTTTCCGAGCCTTTTCGTTGGACCGCAATATCCACTCGGTAACTGATAGGTTTTAAACTCATAATTTGGTTTCTTAGGTGCACGTAATATATTTTGCTTTTCCTGATTTCTCTTTCTGCTAAATAAAATCATAATCTATATTCCTTTCTGTTTCGTTGTTCATTGTTTTTGTTATCCTAAATATGGATAACGAAAAAGCAAAGGAAACAGAAAACTGTGTTCAAAGGTTGAGATAATGGTTTGGTTATAGTTGAAAAAAACAGACGATGGGTTCCGAAAACTGCATAACATGTCATAATTACCATCTTGGAACCGCACATAGGTATTCAATAACAACACTAGTGCAAGTTTTGATACGATTTCTCGAATACGAGGTATAGGTTCCAGAGACTGCAGAAAACATTTCGATTACCACTCTGGAACCTATTATTAGTATCACGGGAGTTTATCTCACGTGACCTGTACTCCAAAGGAGTGGGATTCAATAACAACACTAGTGCAGATTTTGATACCACACCTTACGGTGTACAGTTCACTCGAAACAAGTTCTCGTGATACGTTTTTAAGAATACGAAGCATAGGTTCCGAAAGCTGTATAATACACTTCGATTACTGCTTGGAACCATTCATAGGTATTCAATAACAACACTAGTGCAAGTTTTGATACGAAACTAAGAATATAGTTGTATAGATTCCGAAAGCTGCAGAATACACTTCGATTACTACTCCGGAACCCATATTTAAGATAACAAATCATTTGAATTCAAGGAGGAAAACAATATGAGTACATTCAAACCAACGTGGGAACTGAAAGTTGCTGATGCTGAAAAGCCAGAATTAATTGGACAGCTCATCGATATTTTTGAGGACTTCCTAGACGACAAAGGAATCACGACTGATGATATTCCAAATCCAGAACGAGAAGAGGAAGACGACTGTTCTGCTATCATCTACGGTACTGATTATGATGTTCTGGCAGATAAAATTGCTTCTGTCTTAGGTTTCGAACGATAACAAACAAAAATTGAGACTGGTTAATGCCAGTCTCTTTTTGTTCTTACTTGCCAGAGAAAAGGAATTCATTGAGCCTAACTGATCTGCACGCCAGTAGGCGGCAGGTTTCAGTACAGGAGGACATCACTTAAGGTTTGAAATACCGGGACATCTGGATCTTCATTGAAGTTTCCTGGTGTCTTTTTTATGGTATTCAAAGCTGTCTGTTATAGTCTCTCCGTTGCAGAAAACGTTCAAGACATCCCTACAGGGTAGGTTTCACAGGACTTTTTTGTCCTGCAGTCTTACGGTCTCAGTTGGAACCGTTGAAAATGTATATGTAAAATAGAAAATGTAGTTTTGTTCTATGTATTATGTATATGAAAAAGTTATTGTTCCATGTATTGTGTTATGCAGCTCTTTTAAGTCCGAAACTGGAAGGGATATGTTTTCCGGACCGTAAGATCTCGGTAATGCATTTGTTATGCATATTTTTAAACTGAGGATAGTTCTGAAAGCATTTATTACGGTCTGTGTGTTCCAAAGTATCATCGGAATTCATGAGGAGAAAAGCACTGTAGAGATCACGCTGTACCCATTCTCCGTTTATGGTGTTGTGACGTCTGGAAAGTTTCTTTCTCCGGTACGTATCACTGGTATGGTCATACTGGCTTGCTTTGAACGTCCTGGTATTAACTTCGTGGTAGGTTCCGCCTGTGTAACCAAGCTTTCTCTTCAATATGGTAAGAAACTGTGACGGAGCACGTGTCCCGATGGATTTTCCGAAGCGTTTCTTCCGTTTGTATTTCCCTTTCTTATTCTTTTCCGTCTTTTTGGACCGTTTCTGTAATCCCTTGAAATTCATGTCCTCAACATAAACCTCATTGCCTTCTTCCAATAACAGGTCCGCATAGGCTTCCTGCCATTGTCTCAATGTGTCGGAACGTTTTCTCTGCATCGCACTGAGTTCGTTACGGATCTTTTTGTACCGGTTGCTGTAGTTCCAGGTTTTCATTCCCTTCTTTATGGTACCATCCGCATTATAATTGTCCGGATTGGATGCCCGTCTTGATCGTTCCAGTTTTTTCTGCATCTTTTTGATCTTTTTGTCCTGTATTTCAATCCCTTCCCCAAGTTCTGTGAGATGGCATTTTGTATCACTCACTGCAGCAACAGTGGAAGTCCCGATGTCAATACCGATCCTTCCGGTGCCCACTGCATGTCTCAGAGGCGGTATCCCTTCCTGTACCAGCTGTACGTAGTATCTCCATCCGGTACTGAACTTCTTTCTTGCAATCCGGCAGTATTTGGTTCTGTCATTTAAGGCAGAGGTCTCATAATACCAATGATCCGAGTTTTGATTTCCTGGTAATATCACATCCAGTATCAGACCACGGTTTGATTTCTTTGGAGATGCATTGATGTATATCTTTCCGTCTTTGTAGATGATCCCTGTTGTATTCTTCTTGCCTTCGAAACTTAAGAATTCATCCCACTTTTTGTAATGGATCTGTTTCCCGGTGGAATACAGTACTTTTTCTACACCTTTCCATACTGAGTCACTGATCTTCTGATAGACATCGGAGTGTACGTATTTCAGATGGTTTCTTAATTTTGTGGCGGATTTTTGGAGGTCGTATTGTGTGAGCCTGTAAGACTTTACAATCATGGATAACTGTTTTGACAGGGCTTCTTTCTCTGGACCTTTTTCAAGCGCCACATACTGCTGTAAGAGATCGATATACGTTTTGTCACGTTTCAGCAACGTGATCTGCCGGATCGCAAAACGACGGACTGTATTACCGATCTTAGCTACTTCCCGGAAATAGTTTTCCAGGTAACACTGGTCGGAATATTTCTTTGTATTCAGTTTTAATTCCAGCGTGTAAGTAGGCATGATCATTTCCCTCCATTTTGATAAGGAGAGATTACTCTCCAAATCAAGGACTCCCTCATCTAAAGATGAGGAGTGTGAGTGCTTGATTTCTTAGTTATACTCACAATAAGGATCACTTTTTGGAAAACTCGTCAGAAATATAGAAATATTTTACAAATTTGTGTACTAACGGAGTTTCCTCTGCACGCCAAGAGGCGGCAGCTTCCACTCCTTATTTCTATGTGATGACGTCCAAGAGTTCCTCAAGAAAGTTGCCGAGTCCAAATAAGTTGTAAACTCAAAAAGAGACATGCAGTTATTACTGTGTGTCTTTTCTTTTGTCTTTGTATTCCAATATTGTGTATCCGGACTTGGACACTCTATTTATTATTCACTCTTTAATCCCATATTTAATACAACAAATATTGTACACATACAAGGAGGAACTAAACATGCGTGTTTTAAAAAATGATACTGCAGACTTCAGTATCGAAATCAAGAATCTTGACAACCTTTACATTGCAAAGGTGACCGAAAGTCATATCAGATTTGTCTATGATGGAAAGCGTTATATTCTGTCAAAAGACGATTCGGATGACGAGTTTATGACTCTTTATAAGGTAGTATCAAAAGATACTCTGCGTGAAATCAGTACGCAGATTACGTCTCTTGATATCTGTCTTCTGGTCAGAGATTCATCAAACTCTGATGCAAACAAAGAGTATTTCGCAAGAATGCTTACAAAGTTAGAGTTTGCCACAGGTATGTACGAATCTGAGTATGCTTCTAAAAAAGCAGAACTCGAACAGATTCATGCGGATATGATGATGGATCTTGACTCTGATTTTGATCCCAGAATAGCAAAATTTCTGGGAGTCTGCTGTTAAACAAAAGAAATTGAGCCTGCTTTTTAGTGGGCTCCTTTTTGTGTCCGGATTATTGGACTCGATATTATAAAACTAAATAAAAAGACACGAGCTGACGCCCACGAAATACCTGGCTACGAAAAGAAAAGAGCCCACCATGAAGGCAAGCTCTTTCCTTTTATGCACCGATCATTGGGTTGACGTATGTTACGCCAATGTATACGCCGCCAGCGATAAACACAAGCAGCATACCAGCCGTCAGCAAACTCTTACCAAGAGCCTCTGCATCGTAACTATATTTGATACGACAGACTGCTAACAAAGCGACACCGATGATTGATAAAATAGCTCCAACGGTTAATAAAAATAATAACATTTTAATTCCTCCTTATATGTGTACGTTTTGTTTGTTGTCCTAAATATGTGCTTCGTTCGAACACAATTACAACAGATACCGTAATTTTGTAGCCGATCATTCGTTGCCCTCTCTTTTTGTGTCCGATTTATTGGACACTATATATAAAATCAACTTCAGCGGACACGAAATAACGACAACGAAAACATCAGGCTACGAAAAGAAAAGAGCCCGCCATAAGGCAGACTCTCTTTTTCTTGTTAATCGTTGTCTGTGTTCCATGGTAACTTGATAACCTTTTCTGCATCGACAACTTTCTCGTTATGATACCAGGATGTCCATGGATTGTACGTCCAGTATTTATCTTCTTTGACTTTCTGATTCCATTCAGAAACATCTTTGATTGCTAATATTTTTGCAGCATCATCGTTTCCTGCATCCGCAATCTTTACTTCGTTAAGCAAAGCGTTGTATCTGATCTCGTTTTTCATAATCTTTGAGTCTGTTCCAATATGAGCTGAAACAAAGATGATAAAGGAAACGAAAACAACCCAAAACGCAATGGATGATAACCTTTCTGCTATTTCACCAATGCTTGTAAACATCGTTTCTGTGTATACGATATAGAAAACAATCATAGCAATAAGTGCGACTAAAAAGATAAGCATAATAATATTCTCCTTTTCTTTGTGTGTAATTGTTGGTTATCTTAAATATGTATTTCGTTCGGGTTTAATAACAATAGGTACACTGACTGTGTAACGGATCATTCGTTGCCATCTCTTTTTGTATCCGATTAATTGGAGATGAAATAACGGCAACAAAAACATCTAGATACGAAAACATCTTGCTACCAACCAAAGTATATACATCCGATAGCAATGATAATTATCTCCAATATAGCGATACCACGATCTTCAGAACCAGATAGAATACCAAACAAAATAGTTCCAACAAGCAAAACACCAAATATAGCATCTAACATAATATTTTCTCCTTACATACGTACGTTTGTTAATAGTTTATTTTCCTATCATTAATAAGGCTCATTTTTTGAAAACTTCGTCAGATTTCTTAAGATTTCGGATCCGTTTCTTCTGTAACCAAAAGAAAAAGAACCCACATATTTGTATGCAGGTTCTTTTCTCTTTTTTTTCTTTCGTTTTTGGTTAGATTTTGACGGATCCTATTCGTTCGGATTCTCTAAACCGAGCGCAGACCAGTCGTCGTCAGTTCCTTCGTTTTCTAATGATAAACGATATGAATCGATATCAAGAATTGCATCGACCATAACATAGGAGTAGTTCTGATCTCCATTTTCGTCCTCAAAGGATAATCTCATGGTATTGTATTCGCCATGGGCGGAATTGTAATACGATCTAACACGTCCAACATCTAATCCATTCTTATCGTACAGACGATTAATTTCGTTGTCATCTGGATTTTGATAATAGATATGCCATGTGTCATCGTACTTTACAAAAACCGGCTCTAAAGAATTAGATACTGATTTTGAATCCGCTCTCTGCTCTGTTATTTGAGTGCTTTCGTTTGAATTCTCGTTAAGATCAGAATAATAACAGCCGGTAAGATACAAAGACATGATCAGGACCGCTAAAACTAATAATCCTCTCTTGTTTGTTACATTGTGTTTCATTTTTGTTTCCTCCTTTTCGGTGTGTGATTTTTTTTTGTTATCCTAAATATGTAACGAATCATCGCACACAAAAAAAATGGAAACAAAAAGAGACCAACCAATCGGTTAGTCTCTAATGTGAGTTTAGTCTACTTTGATATCGGTGCATCTGTAGAAAATCTCCGGATCAAAGTTTGGGAGTTCTTTAATGACATTTTTGTCTTTTTCTGACAGGTTATCCCACCAGTTCTGTCTATCCTCGATTGACGAGTAGTAATCATAGTGATCATCTTTCCCTTTATACACGGTAAGTGAAATATCGGATAATAAAGCTCTTGCATCGGATGCAAACCAATCGATCGGTGCCCAGTCTGATGGTTTATTAAAGAACCTCATCTTTGATTCTGTATCCGTATTGAAACAACCAAAATTGAACGAAGAATAATTCCAATCTCCAACATTTCTATCTCCCTTGTTGTTATCACCTACGTTACTGTCTCCAATGTTCTTGTCTCCTGTGTTTCGATTTCCATAGTTTTCGCAACCTGTATTTTTGTATCCAAGATTTCTATCACCAGAGTTTCTGTGTCCAGAATTTTGATCGCCAGTATTGCAATTTCCCTTATTGCAATCTCCAGAATTACCAATTCCGGAATTATCAAGACCTGTGTTAACAGTCTGTAATACCTCTTCCCAGGAAAGTTCGCGTACGATTTCAAGCTTATTAGTACACGATTTTTCACCATTTGTTTTGATATCTCCATAAGCAACCACTTCAGCAACTTTGTTTTCTGGGTTAAACGAATAATAATTAAAACAATCTAATAACCGGGTACAAAAATGCATTCCGTGACCACAAATTTCAATTTCTCCTTCTTCCTCGAATTTACCAGGACAAGTATATTGCTTTGGTTTAGCTCCTGCTGGTCTACAGGTCCAATTCGAATAAAAAACCTTGTATCCACGTACGGGTCCACTCATCTTTGTTACTTCACTCATTTTGTTTCCTCCTTTTTATGTGTGTTTGTTCTTTGTTATCCTAAATATGGGATAAGACTGCTGCACACAAATACTCTGGAAACGAAAAGAGACCAACCAATCGGTCAGTCTCTAGTGTGAGTTTAATACACTTTGATTCCCGTACATCTATAAAAGATATCTTCATCGAAATTTGGAATCGCAAAGATACATCTCTTTTCAGAATCATCTAATTCATCCCACCACTTTTGAGCCATATTACGGTTTTCATCCTGCGAGAAAACTTTAAGGTATCCGCCTGCTGTTTCATAACTTGGATTTAATTCTTTTTCTTCGGCAGTCATATCCTCTTTGTCTACCCATTGAATCGTTTCCTTCGGCATACTCATCAACAGCAATCTTGCATCTGATTCTAACCAATCGTAATAAGTCCAATCCGATTGTTTGTTGAACAGCATTATTGTTGGTACTTCTGTGTTGAAACAACCGGTGTTGTAAGAAGATGCATTCCAGTCGCCGGTATTAAAATTACCAATGTTGCAGTCTCCTACGTTATTACTTCCATAATTCCAGTTACCTGTATTCATGTCTCCGTTGTTATTATCTCCAACATTTCCAAATCCTGGATTATAATCTCCGGTATTTCTATTGCCTGCATTTTGATCTCCGGTGTTTCTATGACCAGCGTTATAATCACCAGCATTGTTGTATCCGAGGTTGCGATCTCCTGTGTTAAAACCTCCAATATTAAAAGCTCCTGTGTTGTGACTTCCAGCATTACCAGATCCAGTATTACTATGACCAGTATTCTTACGTCCTGTGTTGTAACTTCCGGCATTATCGTTACCGGTGTTAGAAAATCCAGTGCAATTATTTCCAAGATTGGTAAGAGCTATCACTTCACTCCATGGAACTTCACGTACGATTTCTAACTTATTGGTACATAATTTGTTACCATATTTCTCACTTTCACTTATAAGAACCTTCCCATAAGCAATCACTTCGGCTACTTTGTTTTCTGGATTGAACGCATAATATTCAAAACAATCTGCTAATTTTTGGCAGAAATGCATTCCATTATGGCAAATTTCAAGTTCCCCTTCTATTTCGAATTTACCAGGGCACGCATATTGCTTTGGTTTGAATCCTAACGGATCACAGGTCCAATCTGAATTGAATACCTTGTATCCGTGTATTGGTCCATTTGTCTCTGTCACTTTACTCATTTTGTTTCCTCCTTTTTTTTGTGTGTGATGTTTTTGTTATCCTAAATATGTGTCTGATTTCTGCACACTAATACTCTGGAAACGAAAAGAAAGAGACCTCGATTGAAGTCTCTTCCTTGTGTTTTAACTAGTTTGTTTTTGTACACTCATGATATCTTTCTCTTAACATGTCTGTTGCAATCTGTCTTGCAGTTTCGAATCCCTCACAGAATCGTTCATCTACAGCGTCGATATCTTCCTCATCATACTTAAGGTCACGCATAATCTTTTTGATATCATCAATTCCTCGCTGTTTTCTATGACGACTGTTATATACAGGCATTTTGTCTATAAGCATAAGGTAATCAGGAATACGCTTCAGTGTTTCACCTCTATCGATGTTTTCACTGTCGGGTTTTTCGACTACGGGTTCGTTATTGTCGGATACATCTGTTTTTAATACCCCTACTCTGATTCCGGTACATTCGTAAAAGATATCAGGATCAAAGTTCGGAATCGCTTTAATGGTATCCTTCTCCGTATCCGAAAGATTATCCCACCAATATTGAACACGACTACAATCATCCTGTATTTTTAAGAATCCACCTGCTGTTTTATAACTTGGATGCCTGTCTTTTTCTTTTTGAGACATATCTACTTCGAACACCCAGTCAACATTGAACCCAGGCATCTGGTTTAACAAATATCTTGCGTCCGAACAGAGCCAGTCTTCATAAGTGATGTTTGACGGCTTATCGAACATCATGATCTTGTGCTCTTTTACATTGAAACAGCCAGAATTATTAGATGACTGATTCCAGTCACCTGCGTTTCTGTCTCCAAAATTATGATCACCACTGTTTTTACTGCCGGTGTTATTATTTCCGGAATTGTATTTTCCTGCATTTTTCGATCCTGAATTATAACTTCCTGTGTTTTTGCGACCAGAATTATAATTTCCAGAATTTTCATAACCTGTATTTCCTGTACCTACGTTATAGGAACCTACATTACCGCTTCCAATATTTTGACCACCTGTGTTGTTACTACCGAAATTGTTATTTCCGGTATTAAAGTCTCCAGAATTTCTGTGTCCGCAATTATATGATCCAGAATTTCCGTTGCCTGCATTTCGATTTCCTGAATTAAGACCGCCTGTATTCTCAAAACCGGTACAAAGATTACCCATATTGACAAGATGCAATACTTCATCCCATGAAAGTTCGCGAATTATCTTGAGCTTATTGGTACACGACTTATTACCATCTGTTATAACTTTTCCATAAGCAACCACTTCGGCTACTTTGTTTTCAGGATTAAAGCTATAATAAGAAAAACAGTCCGATAAACGTGTACAAAAATGCATTCCATGTTCGCTGAGATCGAGATGACCCATTTCTACAAACTTTCCAGGACATGAATATTGTTTTGATATCGCCCTATCATTTGGTCTACAGGTCCAATCCGGATAAAATACCTTGTATCCGTGTATTGGTCCGTTTGTTTCTGTCACTTTACTCATTTTGTTTCCTCCTTTTTGTGTGTAACATTTTTATTATCCTAAATATGTGTTTGGCTGCGGCACACAAAAAAAATCGGAAACAAAAAGAGACCAACCGATTGGTCAGTCTCTAGTTTGTGATTAATTTACCTTGATTCCTGTACATTCGAAGAAAATATTAGGATCAAAGTTTGGAATTGCTTTAATGACAGCTTTGTCGGAATCCGAAAGATCATTCCACCATTTTTGTCTACCATCTATGTTGTTAATAACCTTCAGGTATCCACCTGTTGTTTTGTAAGTTGGGTAAGAAGTCTTCTCGTCATCGGTCATACAAGCTTCTTTTTCCCATTTTGTTGATACGTCTGGCATACTGTCTAACAAAGCGCATGCATCGCTATCCTGCCAGTCAGTATAAGTCATGTTAGAAGGCTTATTGAACATTATGATTTTGTGTTCTTCGGTGTTGAAACAACCAGAATTGTGAGATGATTTATTCCAGTCTCCAGAATTAGAATCACCAAGATTCCGATTGCCTGTATTTTCAGCTCCCAGGTTAAAATGTCCACTATTAAGATCACCTGTGTTATTATCCCCCGTATTACAGTTACCAATATTTTCGTCACCGGTATTATAATATCCAGTATTTTTACATCCAGTGTTATTACTGCCTGAATTTTCATAACCTATATTAAAATCACCTGAATTACAATCACCAGAATTCCAACCACCGCTATTATAAGAGCCAGTGTTTTTGTTTCCTGAATTTTGAGATCCTGTATTATAATGTCCAGAATTTTGGTTTCCAGAATTCCAATATCCTCTGTTATCATCGCCAGTGTTGAAATCTCCAGTATTATAATCTCCAGAATTCAAATTCCCAGCATTTTCATTTCCAGTGTTTTTTAACCCAGTACAGTCATTGCCAGTATTAACAAGATCTAATACTTCTTTCCAGGAGAGCTCCCGCACGATTTCGAGCTTATTTGTACATGACTTATCACCATCTGTTACGACATCACCGTAAGCGATTACTTCGGCAACTTTGTTTTTACTGTCAAAGCCATAATAATTAAAACAGTTTGCTGCTTTTTGACAGAAATGCATTCCGTTGCCACAAACTTCGATTTCTCCTTCTTCCTCGAACTTGCCTGGACATGTATACTGTTTTGTATTCCCGCATGGACTGCAAGTCCAGTCTGGTCTAAATACCTTATATCCGTGTACAGATTCATTCTTTTTAGTCTCATCACTCATTTTGTTTCCTCCTTTATGTGTACTTAATTATTTGTCTTAAATATGGGACTGGACTGCTACACACAAAACATCCGGAAACAAAAAGAAAAGAGACCTCATATGAGATCCCTTGTTCTGTTTAGAGATGTTTTTCGATTGCTCTTAACGCACTATACAAAATCTTACCTGCATCTGTGACTGTAAGCACATTCATACAAGGAATTGTTGGTTTTTCTAAGTACTTCTCCAACTCTGTTCCTGCAACCTTATCAGACATCTTGTAATACTTGTTTGATAACTCGTCGTAATTCGGAAATGGTCGTGATTCGATCTTGAAGATATCACTCCAGGATTCTTTTACATAAGGCTTCACTTCGTCATAACCGCTTCTAGTCTCCAAAAAGATATGTTCGTTTTCTTTGATTGCGTTCGCACAGTCTAAAACTACAAGAACATCATCTGCTTTCCAGATTTCATCAAAGCATTCGATTGCTGTTCTCGGCTGTGTCTTGAAAAATTCATCAATCTGGTCAAACATTGGGAATTCCCAATCGAAAAGACTTATCATGCAAAGCATTTTCCACATCTTTTCCTGATTGTTTGCTCTTAAACCATATCTCTTTTCAATCATTTCTTTGCTCATTCTTATCATTTTTGTTTCCTCCTTGTTTGTGTGTTGTATTTTGTTATCCTAAATATGGTACGAACTGCTGCACACAAAAACACCGGAAACGGAACATGTTTGCAACCGAAAGAAAGAGCCCGAAGTGTCTGAATCTCTCAAACATTTTAGGCTCTATTCTTTGATTAGTCTTCTCCGTACATGCAGATTTCGCACATGTACTTACAATTAGCACAATGTTCGTTGTACCATCGCATCCAGTCTTCCTGTGTGAGTTCGTGCGTTACGTTCGCTTTTGTCCAATAATCTTGATACATGAAATCGCAACTGTTGGACATATCTTTTTTCTCTGGCATACTTGTTTCCTCCTTGAATTGTGTGCTTTATTGGTTAACCTAAATATGGTACTAACTACTGCACACAAAAATACCGGAAACGAAAGAGAGACCAACCAAAAGGTCAGTCTCTGATTTTTGTTAGGACTCAAGCTGTACATTTACACCAGTACATTTATAGAAAATGTCTGCGTCAAAATTCGGAATTGAAAGAATTGTCTTCTTTTCAGAATCATCTAATTCATCCCACCACTTTTGAGCCATATTACGGTTTTCATCCTGTGAGAAAACTTTAAGGTATCCGCCTACTGTTTCATAACCTGGATTTAATTCTTTTTCTTCATCAGTCATGCTATATTCTCCGATCCATTCAACTGTACGATTTGGAATATCGTTCAGCAGATGACACGCTCTACTTTTTAACCACTGACTATAAGTCCAGTTTGATGGTTTGTTGAACAGCATAATTGTTGTTTCCTCTGTGTTAAAGCAACCATTGTTATAGGCAGATAAGTTCCAGTCGCCAGTATTTCGGTTTCCAATGTTTCGATTTCCGGTATTATAATTTCCAGAGTTATAATTTCCAGTATTACTTTTTCCTCTGTTATTGTTTCCGGTATTATTATTTCCTGTATTTTCATAACCTGTATTGCTATCTCCTACATTCTTGCGTCCAGTATTATGATGTCCAGTATTTTGATCGCCAGTGTTGTAATCACCGTCATTGTAATTACCTGTATTATAATCTCCTGTATTTGACTTCCCGGTATTATAACATCCTGCGTTATAATCTCCTGAATTTCTGTACCCAGAATTGTAATGTCCAGTATTATCATAGCTGCTGTTATGGTTTCCTGTATTATGGTCTCCAATGTTATGATCCCCTACATTTCCGCGTCCTGAGTTGTAATAACCTACATTCCGGTCACCCTCGTTGTCAGAACCAGAGTTATAATTTCCAGTATTACATTCGCCTGTGTTACCAATTCCAGTACAATCCTTGCCGATATTAACAAGACTTAAAACTTCTTCCCAGGAAAGTTCCCGAACAATTTCAAGTTTGTTTGTCCAACATAGCGTACCATGTTCACTTTTTCCAATATCGCCGTAAGCTATTACTTCGACTACATGAGTATTGCTATCAAACTTGTAAAATCCAGACTTGAAGTAGTCAATTGGGGTCGGACGGAATGTCATTCCTTGTCTTTGTACATCCATTTCGTCGTCTTCAAATCTAGCTGGACAAGTATATTGTCCCTGTGCATCATGTTCTCGCGGATTACAGGACCAGTCAGGATTAAATACCTTGTATCCATACGCTCTGTCACTTAATCTTGTAACATTAATCATTTTTCGTTTCCTCCTTGTATTGTGTGCAATTATTTGTTGTCCTAAATATGGGACTAAACTACTGCACACAAATATTCTGGAAACAAAAAGAAAAGAGACCTCGTCTATGAAGTCTCTCTCTTGAAAATTATTCTACTCTTATTCCGGTACATTCGAAGAAAATATCAGGATCAAAGTTTGGAAGATCTTTAATGATCTCCTTGTCTTTATCTGAAAGTTCATTCCACCATTCTTGATTATCCGAGAACGCTTTTGTGAGATACCCACCTGCTACTTCAGCTGCTTCACTTTCAGTGCATTCATTCTTTTCCTCATCTGTCATTTCCCATAAATAGGACCATCTAATAATTGAGATTTGATTCAATAAAGATCTAGCTCTTGATTCAAACCACATTCTGTATGTCCAATCTGATGGTTTGTTAAAAAATGTAATCTTTTGTTCCTCTGTGTTAAAGCAGCCAACATTCAGTGAAGATTTGTTCCAGTCTCCAACATTGTTATTCCCAATATTGTTACTTCCTGTGTTTCCATCCCCAATATTATTATTACCAGCATTCCAATCACCAGAATTCTCGTTTCCTGTATTACAATCTCCTGTGTTCCGATTCCCGGAATTATACTGTCCAAAATTTGTATCTCCTGTATTACATTTTCCTGTATTAGAGTTACCGACATTGCATGTTCCACTATTGCTATCACCAACATTATAATCTCCACTATTGTGATGACCAACATTTCCAACTCCAGTACAATTATTTCCAATGTTGACAAGTCTCAAAACTTCTTCCCAGGAGAGTTCTCGAACGATTTCAAGCTTATTTGTACAGCATAAGTCGTTAAGATCCTCAATGATTACATCTCCAAAGGCAATCACCTCAGCCACCTTGTTATTCGGATTAAATTTGTAATAACTAAAACAATTTACAAGCTTTTGGCAAAAATGCATTCCATGTTTGCATAACGAAAGTGGACCTTTTTCTTCAAACTTACTAGGGCAGGAATACTGCTTTGTGTTATGACTGTAGTCCCAATTTTCTGGGCTGCATGTCCAATCTGGATTAAACACCTTGTATCCATGTACAGGTTTATTTCTTACTTCTTTTCTCATTTTGTTTCCTCCTTTAATATGTGCTTTTTATTTGTTATCTTAAATATGGAACTAAACAATCGCACACAAAAGAAACGGAAACAAAAAGAAAGAGACCTCACATTTGAAGTCTCTTCTTTGCATTTTTAGTCCGCTCTGATACCTGTACATTCGTAGAAAATATCAGGATCAAAGTTTGGAATCGCTTTGATGGTCTCTTTTTCTATCAGAGAAAGATTATTCCACCAAGACTGAATAAGATCCAAGTTTTTCTGTTTTTTCAGGTAACCGCCTGCCATTTCATAAGTCGGGTGCAACTCTTTTTCTTCATCAGTCATATCATCTTTATCTACCCATTCGACTGTTCTTTTTGGCATCTGAATTAACAAAAACCTTGCTTCAGATTCTAACCAACGACGAAAAGTCCAATTCGATGGTTTATTAAACAGCATAATTGTTGTTTCTTCTGTATTGAAACAGCCAGTATTAAAAAATGACTTATTCCAATCCCCGGTATTCCAGTTGCCAATGTTACAGTTACCAGAATTATGTTTTCCAATATTCCAGGTTCCGGTATTGCTGTTTCCACTGTTGTAGTCACCTGTGTTGCAATCTCCTTCATTACAATTTCCAGTATTGCAGTCCCCATCGTTTCTGCCTCCAGTATTACCTTTTCCAGCATTAGCACATCCCGTGTTACAGTTTCCGGAATTACAGCGTCCAGCATTATAATCACCTGTGTTCCAGTTTCCAGTATTACTATCACCAATGTTGTGATCGCCGGTATTCCAGTCTCCTTCGTTACAAGATCCAGCATTCCAGTTCCCAGCATTTTCGTTTCCCGTATTACGTAAGCCAGTGCAATCTTTTCCAACATTTACGAGTCTTAATACTTCCTCCCATGGGACTTCACGTACGATTTCCAGCTTGTTGGTACACGATTTGTTACCGTCTGTTATAACATCTCCATAGGCGATCACCTCGGCAACCTTGTTTTTGCTGTCAAATCCATAATAATTAAAACATTTGGCAGCTGTTTGACAAAAATGCATTCCATGTTCGCAAATTTCAAGTTCTCCTTCTTCTTCGAATTTGCCTGGACAGGTATACTGTTTGCTTGAACCACCGATTGGTTTACATGTCCAGTCTGGATTAAACACTTTGTATCCATGTACAGGTTCACTCATTTTTGTTGCTTCACTCATTTTGTTTCCTCCTTTATTGTGTGTTAATTTTTGATATCCTAAATATGGGATAAAACCGTTGCACACAAAACGTTCGGAAACAAAAAAGAGACTAACCCCAATATGAGGTCAATCTCTAATTTGCTTACTCTTCTACTTCTGGCAAACCATTCGGAATGTCGATTTTACGAGTTAAATATAAACTGATATTCGAATCATTACTTATTTCTTCGATATCTTCATATTCATCACCCAGTCTTATGAATTTGTAACTGTATCCCGCATTTTCTGTGTCAAGTGCATCATGTAATTCATCCAGTTTTCGTAATGTGTTTTTAATTTCTTCCACCCTTTCATCAACATCGTCCCATGATACCCAATTCCAATGGAGAATATACTGGTTGTCGTCTTTGAAAATCGTATCTGGTTTGAAATCCACTCTTTCGCACACATCTTTTAACATTTTGTATGCGTCTTCTTTGCATTTGATTGCAACTTCGCTCCTGTATCCCATATTCAGTTCCTCCTTTAATAAATGTTATTATTGTTATTCTAAATATGGGATACAAGTTTTTAATGCATCCATCAGACTTCCAGCAATCGCTTCTGCCATATTAACTGGCACTGCGTTTCCGATCATTTTGTATCCATTATTCGCATTTTCATATACGAATTCAAAATCATCTGGAAACCCTTGCAGTCTTGCTACTTCTCGGACGCTCATTCTTCGATACCGATCTTTCGCACCCGGGACAAAACAGTACGAATCTTTTGATATCTGCTGCATCTTGGGTGCGTTTGGATGTATCTGACATTGGCGTCCGGATGCCTGCACTGTAAAACCAGGCTCATCCCAGCTACGGACACGGTTTCTGGACATGAATACCGGAGAGTAACTATCAACATAATATTCATGGTTATTAACTGCTACAGGATTACGCTTGTTTCTTGCAAGTGTTGGAACAGCATTGTCTCGTAAATCCCAAATAGCATCCTTCAACGTTACAATATGTTCTGGATCTCCGCCTGGAAATACAAATGAAATATCAAGATCAGTTCGGATGCCAATATAGAAGATCCGTTCTCTCGTTTGCGCTAATCCATAGTTACAAGCATTTGTTTTGTATACGGAAACGTTGTAACCAGACTCGGCAAACAAAGAAAGGATCCGATCAACCGCATCCGCATGTTTCTTTGATATCATCCCGGAAACATTCTCAGCTACAAAGAATTGTGGTCGAAATTCCCGGAGCACACGAATGTATTCAAAGAAAAGCTGTCCTCGCTTATCTTCAATTCCTTTTCCGGCTCCGGCTATTGACCACGACTGACATGGCGGTCCGCCTATAATTCCTGCCAATTGTTCTCCTGGTTGCAGCTTAAGATAGGGTTCAAGATCTGATTTAGTTACATTTCTGATGTCGCCTTCAATTAGATGCGTATTTTTATGATTTCGCTTGTACGTTTCCCAGATTGTGGCATCAAATTCATTGGCGACCGGAATTTCGAAACCAACTCGTTCGAACCCGAGATCCATTCCCCCACATCCGGAAAACAGACTGATAATTTTGTTATCCATATAGTGCATCTCTCTTTCTTTTTTTTTAGATGCACTAAATATGGGTTCCAAAGAGTGTAAATACTGATTTCATAACCAAAAAGAAAGAGCCCGAAATACCTGAATGTATCAGATTTTTGAGGCTCGATTCTTCTGGTTAGGATTGAATATTCTGTTTCTGTGGTTTGAACTTTAGATTTTGGTTATTACAGGTCATCGCCTGGATCAAAATCTTCAGTTCCATCTGATAATAACGGTTTGTTTGGAACATCATTGATTTCGTCGCCCACTGATGAGACGTCGATTACTGGATCTCCGCACAAATAATCCTGCACTGTTTCAACGACCTTATTTAAGGCGTCCAAATATGCATTACAGTCTGGTGCGAATACCAGATTTTGTGTGCCCTCATAATACACGGCAACGCTCTCTTTTGTCAGCACACCAGTCACCGTATACTCTCCATCTTCTACGGTCTCCATCTGATTCTGCAATAGATTTCCGATCTCTTCCATATCTCCACGCAATGGAATACGAAAATGGATACCGCTTTCGTTATCCGTAAAGCTTGATTTAATCAGGGTGTCTTCAGATCTTTCCACGTTTTCTTCGTATTCGTTCTGAATATAGGTGCTATTGCAAGTATCACAGCCATTGATACCGAATGATTCGTATTCGACTGTACCTGTTGATTGACCGAGGTCTGCCATCAATGCAGCGAGTGATTCTTCAATCTGTTCTTTCTGATCTTCACGCACGTTTCCTTTTAAAACGACGCCGACTTCTCCGCCATCAGGACATCCCCATTCCCGATTGTAGACAGCTGCAGCAGGTTCTACAGCAACTTCTGAGTAACCGGACAAACGCTGTCTGATGAAGGGAATAGCTTTTTGGATGGCAAAATCGGGCGTAAAATGGACCGTATTATCATATCCGGGATTAACACCGAGCATTACAGACCAGCGTGTTGTTGCGTTTTGGTTTTGAGTTGTTTTTGATGTCATAAGTTTTTACATTCCTTTCTGATTATTATTAGTATAAACACTTCACAGAGCTAATTATAAATATGGGATGAAGATAACATCAAAAATTTACATTAAAGTATATGTGTAGTTGCTTTGATATCTACCGTATGCATCTCTTATAATATGATTTACTTGTTCTGTAATATTTGTGTTCTCTTTTGCGGTTACCCATTCTAAATTTTCAACACGATTATCGTTTCTATTAAAATTAATATGATTTACATACTTTTTGTTGAGTGGATTGGGAATGAATGCTTCTGCTACAAGTCTATGAATATAGCGATCAGTACGTTTCCCTGTTTTATCGCATCTCATATAAACTCTTGCATATCCATTCTTTGTTAGTCTTGGTTTTATCTCGTATAAATCAATAGTATTTCCATTTCTTCTATTCCCTTTTCCTAAATTACAATATACTTTTCCTTCATCTGATACAAAATATCCTGTAAATCCGTCAATTTCTTTTATCATAGGTATCTTCTTCCTTTATTTTGGTTTATATAAATATGAGTGAATTGAAGACACACAAAAATAAAAGAGCCAACCCGTAGGCTGACTCTTTTCGATTTACAGATGTAGAACTCGATCTCTGATTTCTTCGGTTCTTCCCTGATTCCAGAACTGTGTACCAATATCCTTAATACCTAAACTATTCATTTAGGAGTGGACTATACAATTGCTTACATATTTGTGACAAATACTAAACCCAGGAATTATAGTCTCTGAACGTCCACCAGCAATTGCTTATTGTAAAGCAATCCGCAAACATCACTGTCTGCCTACTATTGTTTTTTTACAATAGGTTAGGTGTTTCGATGCGTCTGAGTGACTTGCACACTCGGTAATCCCTACTCTGATTTCTTTTTATGGTTTCTACCTTTTCAGGCTGTTGCATTCTAAATGCGTACCGCGTTTACGTATACCGTTTCCAGTTCCGCTTTAGCGAATCAGTATTATGGGGACCTCCCCGCAATTTATCCTGTTTAACGTGGACTAGTTCGTCAATCCACAGGTACGTCTGGCTACTGACATCTGATTTTGATCTCTGTTGTGACAGTTCGGGCATTCCCACACAAGTTTCTTCTTATGTGTTTCCTTGTCTTCTTCTTCCACAATCTGGATCTCTCCGTCGTATCCGCATTTCATACAATAATCACTCTTTGTATTGAGTTCAGCATACATGATATTCTCATAAATGTACTGAATTACTGCGATAACGGCTGGAATGTTTCCTTTCATGTCTGGTACTTCTACATACGAAATTGCACCACCTGGTGACAACTTCTGGAACGGAGACTCGAATGATAATTTATCAAACGCATTGATCTTTTCTCTAACCGATACATGGTACGAGTTGGTAATATAATCGTGATCAGTTACATTTGGGATCACTCCAAATCTCTTCTTTAAGCATTTTGCAAACTTATAAGTTGTTGACTCCAATGGAGTTCCATATACCGAATAATCGATATTTTCAGCTGCTTTCCATTTTTCGCATGCGTCATTTAAAGCCTGCATAACTTTCATCGCAAATGGCTGACCTTTTGTAGGCTCCGTATGCGATACACCGAGCATTCTCTCTGTCATCTCATAGAGACCGGCATATCCGAGAGAAATTGTTGAGTATCCATTATACAGTAACTTATCAATCGTTTCGCCTTTTTTCAGACGAGCTAAAACTCCGTGCTGCCATAACATTGGAGCTACATCTGAAGGAGTTCCGAGCAGTCTCTCATGTCTGCACCGTAATGCTTTATGACACAGTTCCAGTCTTTCCTCAAGGATTTCCCAGAATTTATCCATATCACCATAAGAAGAACATGCTACGTCAACCAGGTTTAAGGTAACAACACCTTGATTGAATCTTCCGTAGTAGACATGACCTTTGTGTTTGTCAAAGTTACCGGCATTTGAAATGTTACCGACCTTCTCACTATAACGATCTACGGTAAGGAAACTTCTGCAGCCCATGCATGGAAATGCATCTCCTTCTTTAATTTCTTTGATCTTTTTTTCGGAAATGTAGTCAGGAACCATTCTTTTCGCAGTACATTCTGCCGCTAACTTGGTTAACCAGAAATATCTGTTGCCCTCTTTAATGTTATCCTCTTCAAGCACGTATAAAAGTTTTGGAAACGCTGGTGTAATGTACACACCTTTTTCGTTTTTTACACCTAAAATACGCTGATGAAGCATTTCTTCGATAATCATTGCAAGGTCATCTTTCTGTTCTTCTGGGACTTCATTCAGATACATAAAGATACTGACAAATGGAGCCTGTCCGTTTGTTGTCATAAGTGTGATAATCTGGTACTGAATCATCTGTACACCACGAGCGATTTCCTCTTTCAAACGCATTTCTGAAATCTTGTTGATTGCTTCATCGTTTAATTCGATTCCTGCGGTCTTGAATTCATCCAAAACCTGTTTTCTGATTTTCTTTCGACTTACGTCTACAAAAGGAACTAAGTGTGAAAGCGTGATTGTCTGACCACCGTACTGACTACTTGCCACCTGAGCGATCATTTGTGTTGCAATATTACATGCAGTTGAAAAACTCTTTGGTCTGTCAATCATAGTCTCGCTTATAACAGTTGTGTTCTCGAATGCGTCCTCAAGGTTGTCCAAGCAACAGTTTGTCATATGCTGACTGTAGTAATCAGCATCATGAAAATGAATCTCTCCATTCTCATGAGCTTCAACAATATCTTCTGGCAGCAGGATTCGTTTTGCTAAGTCCTTTGATACTTCTCCTGCCATGTAGTCACGCTGTACAGATACAACTGTTGGATTCTTGTTGCTGTTTTCCTGTTTGACCTCCTCATTTGCACACTCGATCAGACTTAAAATTGCGTCATCAGTTGTGTTTGCTTTTCTTGCAAGCGCTCTTTTTGATCTGAAGTTGATGTAATGACGAGCTAGATTGCATTTTCCCGCTAACATGAGTTCGTCTTCCACTAAGTTCTGGATTTCTTCAACATTCATGTTATAAGTTGCTCCCATAGCTGTTTTTGTTACATCTTCTACGATCGTATCAATCTGCTCTTTTGTAAGTTTGTCTCTTGTTGCAACCTCAGCATTTGCTTTCTCGATTGCTTTTCTTACTTTTTCAGGTTCAAAATCTACAACCTGTCCGTTACGTTTTACTATCTTGTTCATAATTCATCTCTCCTTTTCTTTGATAGTTATTATTGTTACGTAACTAAATATGTGTTCTATGTCTATTCGTTTTCGCTTACATTGGCTCAAATGTCGGCATCCCTTGTATGTACCCCAGAGCTTGTAACCGATCCATCCCGGCGACTTCCTGGTATTCACACCATTTCTTTTCATGTTCACACATTCGTCGCCACTCCTCTTTGGTTACACTCTGATCTTGGTACGATTGAACCGATGCCCCACTCTTTCTCTCCACTTCTTTTTGATCCCGTACATTTCGTTTGCTCATATCTTTTCACCTCTCTTTCTGCATATCTAAATATGTGTCCACAAGAGTGCAAACAAAAAGAAAGGGACCGACTTAAATGATCAATCCCTTCATTTTTTATTATCTCATTGCTTTCATAATAACTTTTTTGATGTCTTCGTAAGAGCAACCACACCAAATCTCGTCACCGTTTGGTCCGCCAACTAAAAGTTTTAAATACACTCCTGGTATTCCATCTTTGATTCCTTCATAAATGTATCCAATGTTTGAAACGTTTATCATAGTTTTTACGCCTTTCTCCGGATACATAATTTCGATAAATCCTTTAAGAGCTGTAATCATTGTGAAATCCTCCTTTTATCTGCCTTGTATACTATTGTTTTGTTATCCTAAATATGTGATGAATACGCATACAAAAAACGGCTATATTTCAAGCCGTTTTCTTTCATTTTACAACCATTCGTTTTCGTTAACAGAACTTATATCCAATGATTTCCCATTCATTGTTGTCGATCTGTTTGTAAACCGGTCGGACACAAAGTCCATCTTCTTTTATGCCAAATCCAGTTCCTGAGATGATCTCTTCTACTTCCCAACACTGTAAATACTGTTCTCCATTCCAACCACTGAGAGCGATCGGTCTTCCTTCGACCTCAACAATTTCGATCTCTCTGCTTCCTGTCCAAGTTCCAAGTGTGCTCATATTGTTTCATCCTCTTAATCTTTCCAAAAACAATACAGACAGTTATGAGGACATTTCTTTCTTGGTGTTAAAAGTTCCGTTTTACAGGCAAGACAATGACATCCGTTTCTTCCTTGTGGGTTCTCAGGAAATCTACCGTCATATTTAATTCCCATAATCTGCAGGTCCTCTGTACTGATACATCCTTTAATCCGGAATGTGGCTGGGAATTTATATGCGAGTATGTCCTCTGCGCATGTATCAAACTGATATGGGTATTCACTTAATGCGTTTCCGACAAGATTACGCTGATCATCAGACGGATAGAAACTTCCACCATACATCGGCGTGAATCCAAGTTTTTTATAACGTTCCCGTACATGCGGATACTCATCCACGATTGAAATACGATATCGAATCTCATTTTCAGGCAAACCCAATGAATGGTAGTAATTTAACATCTCGGAAACTCGTTTGATACCCTTTTCGGTTGGGAAAATAGGATCAATCCGCAATACCATTCTGCTTGCTGGAAATCCAGACTCAATCAATTTCTTCATCTGTGAAAGCTGCTGTTTGTAGTCCGGGACATTTGGTTCCATTCTTGTGTGTCCCCATCCGGTACATGTACAATGCACTACGATAGGAACCTCATTCATATGGCTTAAAACCTTTTTGATGAATGTGTCGTTTAAGTTCTTTGTTATAAGGATGACTCCATCGATTTCCTTTAATTTGTTTTCCCATCTGAAGTCGACGCCAGCATCCCCGTACTCTGTGATTCCAATTCTCATGTTATCCTCCTTGTTCTCCTTGTTTTGAATATGTTTTTTATCACTATAAATATGGTTTTCTGGGAGCCAAACTAATTTGAAAACAAAAAAAAACCAACATTCCTGTTGATTTCTTTTTCCGTATCTCATTCACATGTGATTAAGATTTTGCCATACCAAGCCTCTCCAGACACTTCGAATTCATATCCTTTATAATCGATGCTATGTGTCCAATCACACTGCCATCCATTGAATTCAATTTCCGTCCCATAATGTAACTCAAAATCATTTTCAAAGTCACCGGATACGACATGTATGATCTGTATTTCCATTTTCTCTTTTTTAACAGACGCAATCCAGCTATCTAAAAGCTTTTCGACTTCCTCTTTTGCACCGATCTTTCTGTAGTCTATTTCATATCTCATGATTGTCTCCCTCTCTTACTCCATATCGATTGACTCCATCATTCTGCCTTCTCGTCCTTGTTCGAATACAGAACACATATAATCACCGATAAATTCCGCAATCTCATCTCGATTTATACATTTGTTTCCATTTTGTTTATCGTATTCCACGTCCGGACACAGATGTTGCAGCCCATATTGGTCACACATTTTGTTTATCTGATCACAGGCTGCGATTGCTGTGTCCAAACAATCTGCTGTTTTAGATTCGAGCTCCTCAATGTATTCTACATATCGTTCAGAAGTAATATGTTCATCATTTGCCAATGTCTGAGCTACAGAATGTCCGTATGATTCCTTATAAACCGCGTCAAAATAGGTTTGTAACATATGAAACCGCGCATTTACGAATGCAATATCTGATTCAATTTCATCGCGGTCAAAATCTCGGTTCATAATTGCCGTAATCAAGTCATTTACACTACTCATTTCGTTTCCACCTTTCTCGAGTCTCATTTACGCCCTTCCACAATATTATATACCATAATAAGGCTCAAAATTGCGGAAACTCGTCATAATTCTCCAAAATCATCGTCATCATATTCGACGTCTTCCATAGAATCCCCACCAGCATCGTCATTGGCAACCCCACTTTTGTATTCGAACTCTTCGTATGCGTTTTGATCCATGTCGCCTGGATTGTATGCGTGTTCTGGATTTCTACCTGCATCCTTTGCAAGCTCATACGAAACATCGAGAGCCGGTCTGTCTCCATATTTCATCTCATTGTCAATGATCAATTGATCCATAGTTCTGCCTTCACGTCCCTGTTGAAACACGGAATACACATATCGACCAACAAAATCCGCAATCTCCCCTCTGTTTACGCATTTTTCTTTGTTGATTGGATCGACTTCGACTTCTGGACACAGATGTTCGAGACCGTACATATCACATTGACGATTGATCTGTTCACAGGCTGCGATTGCCATATCATGTGCGTGTTTTCTTTTTCCATCAAGATTAACGACCATATCCTGATAGGCTTCTGGTGTCATCATCCCTCCGTGAACTAACGTTAACGCAGTAGAGCTACCGTAAACATGTTCGTAAACTGCATTAAAGTATTTCCGAAATTTATCAAATCGTTCGTTTACAAAACTTATGTCTTCGTTAATATATTCCTGGGAATAATCTCTGTTTGCAATTGCCTTCAACAAGTCATTTACACTACTCATAATGGTTTCCTCCATATCTTCATTTTCCATAAATATGTGCGGAGACCGAACTCTGTATGGCAAAAAAAAGACACCACCTCAATAGGCAGTGTCTTTCCTGTTTGTTAGAGTTCCTCAAAGTGATCCATAATGTATTCTGCTGCTTCTTTCGCAAATACAGAATCATTGATAAACTTGCCAAAATACGACTGAGTGATGACGGACCCAATCGGGTTTGGTTCAAATGTAAGAATCTTTTTGTCATCGAGTATATCAATCACCGGCAACAAACCAGTGCTTAATACAGGAGTGAATTTTGGAAAGATAATATCCATTTCTGGTCTTCTGTATATAGAATACACGAATTGAATATTACCATCATTGTCTCTAACCAGGTACTCCTTTATCTTTTCTTTCGAATGCTTTTCGTCAAGTTCGATATTCTTCTCATCAAACATAGCATTTCTCCCTTCCTCTTCTCTCTTATTTGTATTCTAAATATGTGTTGTGACAAGGCAGTCTAAAAATTCTGTATCCCATGGTTAGTATACCGTTATTGTTACCAAAAGAAAAGAGACCACATGAATGCGATCTCTATAAATCCTCTCCGACATCAAAATCGTCTGTATTATCCTCTAGGTTGTTTGTTTCTGGAATATTTTCTGATTCTTTTTGTCTTTCATGGTACATTGATATCGTTGCTCCGTTTTCGAATTCGTAAGCCATATCAACCTTTAATGCATAGTTATTTGCAATTGTTATGGCTCTTTCTTCTGGAAATCCATATGATGTATATAAAGCAATTGTCTCTTCAACCGTTGGAAGTAAATCTATATTTACTAACTGTCTGTTTTTTATGTTCTTAACCATTTTTTCTTCAGAATCGTAAAAACTTGTAATTGGTTGCTGCAATAAGCTTAATCTTGTATGAACCGTTGATGATTCTTTGAAAAACATACTATTACCAGAGTCATATATTGGTGCTGGACCTAGATATTGCATTGTGTTTGAATCTCTTAGAATACCAAAATTTCCAAGATGTTCGTCTGTATTACTGATAATGAAATCTGTTAACGTCTGATAATCCATAAAATCACTAATTTCTTGAGCTTCAATTCCTAATTTTGCACATATCCGAATATAGTTATCATATAATGATTTGTCATTTTGCAATTTCGATCCTTCGATAACTTCATATGCGGATACTAATTCAACAGAATCGTTTGTAAATGCATCACATCTACAATAAAGACCATTATCCTCTGTATGTCCCGCAAGATAAGGAACATAAGGGATTGTCGTTTCTTGTAAATCATGCAAATAAGTTGCAAAAGCCTCATTTATCGCCTGCTGTCCAAAATACTTATAACTTTCTTTCACAAGCGTTGGAAATTGTGTTTCGATATCCCAATATTTTTCCATTTGTCCACCTAATGCGGCATTCGAATCATAAGAAGTTGCATTGTGATATGGAACTTTATTGTCAGAAAATGGATTCATACTTGATAACTTCACATCTTCATATTTTACATCCATATCCAGTGGTCGAATCCAATAAGAATCTGTCATTGATAGAGCAAGATTTTTTGCCAGATACATTTTTGTATTCGTACATCCAGCTTGTTTTAATACTTCCTGCATCATTTTTCGAGAAGCAGGAACAGCTCTCCCTTCCCACCAATGTTTCATTCTTCTCGTATCTGCATTTCCCAAAAACGGTGATAACCCACTTCCGTTGTCTTTATATATTTTTAGAGTCCCTGTTTCGTCATCGATAATTAGACTTCCACAAACATCATTTTTATGCATTAATGCGTATTGACTCATAGCAATGCCTCCCATTCTCGTTTTTCATTATCATAATCTTCAATCATCATTTCAGGTACTTGTTTCCGATAACAATCATATAAATCTTGACACATATTTTTTAGAGTGAGCAGCATTAAATCTTCATTATTATCTAGTATATGCAACTCTATTCCACTATTCGTTACTTTCCAATAATATCGATATCCAAGATAAGTTCCTTTTCCGTTTTCGAGAAAAGCAATGTTGTTCAGAATCTCATCTATATTGCAATTCAAATATAAACTAAGCTTATATACTGTTTCTGCTGCTTTGTTGTTAATATTTTTCTTATCATTGATCAATTCATTCAATGTTGTATATGGAATTCCACTCTCTTGACTGATTTTATATATGCTTTTCCCAGTTTCTTTTATTTTTTTCTTTAAACGGTCATTCATAGTTTATCACTCCTTTGTGTTCATTATAACGCAATTACGTTATATGTCAAGTGAAGTCTAAAAGAAAAGAGACCACATGAATGCGATCTCTCTTCTGTTTTTTAGTTATGATTCCTTATCTCCCAAAGTTTGATACCTCTCATATTGCAAATGAATCCCAAAAGATCCGATTTCTCAGAAAGGAACTTCTCATACTGGCGACGTTCTTTGATATCTACAGGATCCCAGCCTTGTTCCTCCATAATTTCTGCCTGGCTTCCGAGACAAGCATCTACAGAATCATAATACGCTTCTTTCAGTTTCTCATCTGACATTAATGCAGCTTCCTGAAAGATCATGTTTTTCTCTGATTTCTTCATATTGTTTCCTCCTGCTAATATCCGATATATACCGGAAATCCATCAAAATCGTAGTTTCCATACTCTGTTTCGTTATCCATGTCTTCGATTACCTCAGATACATTCCGAATCAGATTATCATAATCGTAATCTAATTCTTCAGCAGCATCCAATGAAATAAAACCAATAGCACAACTACTGTTTGCCTGCACTTCGATTGGAATTACCTGTTCGCATTCGAGCCTGCCGACAAGTTCTGTGATCTCTTCTATTGTAATCCCTTCATCTAACGGCTTTTGAACGAATGCGGCTTTTGGAATGACACGATTTTCTTCGACCTTCGTTTTGTCTGTAACGATTCCACCATGATCGAATCCATCGAATTTAGCAATCCAGAACCGATCGCATCCGTTTGCGTCTTTTTCAAAGTTAAAATCATTTGCGTCAAGTGGTGTTCTCTGTTTTACTTCTTCACAAACAGGAGAAAATATATTTACCATATATCTTCCGCATTTTGGACACATGAGGTAATTTCTTCCCAAAATCATCCGAAATTTAAGCTCGCATCCGCAACCACAATTTCCAACTATATCACCAAACGGACTCATTGGTAACTTCCAGTTAAGATGATCGCAAGCTTCTTTAAAACTCATTACTTTGTAATCAGTAACATCTTGTAATCTTTTCTTTTCCATACTTCACTTTTCCTCCTTTATTTCGTATGCTTTGTTTTTGTACTCTAAATATGGGTTCAACTCTTCGCATACAAAACAACCGGAGGTACACAAAAGCCTACTCCACTAAATTGGAATAGGCTCTTTCGTTTGTTTCTTATTTGTTTTTCAATTCCTTTCTATATTTTTTGCTGTATCTGTCTAAGATTTTGCAAACAATATAGGTATTTGTCTGTTGTTCGTTTTCAGGTATGGTGTCTTCCGGAATATCCAAATACTCAGCCAGAAAAAGCAATGCTTTCTGAGCATCCATTGGTGGGTTACAGAGACCGTAATCTTCCTGCTTTGCAAGCCAGCTTGTTATCGTTTCTGTCTGATTCTCATCATTATCGACTTCTTTCTTGTCTTCAATGATCCAGAACCGCTCATTTCCTTCCTCGTCTTTCTCGATGTCAAGCATTGAACGACAAGCCGGATTCAAAGAAATCAGACTTGACATTTGTTTCCCGCAATTACCGCATCTTACTTTTTGTACGCCAATTACTCCAGTATACTCAATTTTGCTGCTACCGCAGTCACAGGATACTGTGTAAACTTCGTCGTCCTCTGTGAGAGTCCAATTTAACGCTTTTGCGGCTTCTTTGAAACTCATTACTTTGTGATCCGTCATATCTTTCAATCTTTTCTTTGCCATACTTTTTGCCTCCTTTACTTTCGTATGCTTTGTTTTTGTTATCCTAAATATGGGTTCGATTCTTCGCATACAAAACAACCGGAGGCAAAAAGAGAGACCAACCAATTGGTCAGTCTCTGTTTCTTGTTAGTCGACTTTAATTCCAGTACATTCGTAAAAAATATCAGGATCAAAGTTTGGAATCGCCTTGATGATTTCTTTATCGTCTATATCAAGACTATCCCACCACATCTGACAACATTCAGACATATCAAGCTCCTTAAGATATCCACCTGTTGTCTTATATGTTGAGTGTGCTACTTTTTCTTCATCCGTCATGTCGTCTGTACTCACCCATTCAGCGGCACTCTTTGGTATCTGTATCAGTAATTCCCTGGCCTTTGAGTCTAACCAATCCTGATAGGTCATATCTGACGGTTTGTCGAACAACATGATTTTGTGTTCTTTTACATTGAAACAACCTGCGTTGAAAGATGAATTGTTAAAATCCCCAGTATTGAAGCTTCCGCTGTTCATATTCCCGGTGTTTCTGTCCCCGGTGTTTCCACTTCCGGTGTTGCATTCCCCGACGTTGCAGTTTCCGGTGTTCCAGTCCCCGATGTTCCTGCTTCCGGTGTTGCAGTCACCGGTGTTACAATTCCCGTTGTTCCAATCCCCAGTATTCCAATCCCCGGTGTTGAAGTCACCAGTGTTGAAGTCACCAGTGTTCCTGTTTCCGTTGTTCCTGCTTCCGGTGTTCCAGACCCCAGTATTCATGTCTCCGGTGTTTCCTAATCCTGTATTATCTTTTCCAGTATTTACGATTGTTAAGAGTTCCATCCAAGGAATCTCTCTTACAATATGGATTTTATTTGTGCAGGACTTGTCGCCGTCTGTTCTTACCTCACCATAAGCAATGACTTCGGCAACTTTGTTGTTGCTGTCAAATTTGTAATAATTGAAGCAGTCGGCAGCCTTTTCGCAAAAGTGAAATCCTCGGTCACAGCAACTTGGGTTAACATCTTCCTCAAATGTTTTTCCTACCTCATACTGAAAATTTCGGCAAGTCCAGTCTGGATTAAATACTTTAAATCCATGTACTGGTTCGTGATTTGTTACATTATTACTCATTTTTCGTTTCCTCCTTTTTGTGTGCTAAATTTATTTGTTATTCTAAATATGGTATTAAGTACTTGCACACAAATACTTTGGAGACAAAAAGAGAGACCAACCAATTTGTCAGTCTCTGTTTTTCGTTAGTCGACTCTTATTCCAGTACATTCGTAAAAAATATCTGGATCAAAGTTTGGAATCGACTTAATGATTTCTTTGTCTTTTGCAGCAAGATTATTCCACCACAACTGACCACATTCAGACTCGTCAAGCACTTTCAAGTAACCGCGTGTTGTCTTGTATTCCGGATGCTGTTCCTTTTCTTCATCAGTCATATTGTCGGACCAAATCCATTCAACAACATCCTTTGGTATCTGCTTTAATAACCACCGTGCATCAGATTCACACCAGTCACGATAGGTCATATCTGACGGTTTATTGAACAGCAATATCTTCTGTTCTTTTGTATTGAAACAGCCAGTATTAAAAGATGACTTGTTCCAATCCCCGGTATTCCTATTCCCAGTGTTCCTATCCCCAGTGTTTTGATTTCCTGTATTCTTGTACCCGGTGTTGTTGTTCCCGGTGTTCCAATACCCGGTATTCCAATCCCCTGTGTTGTAGTTTCCGGTATTGTAGCTTCCGGTGTTCCTGTTCCCGGTGTTCCTGTCTCCTGCGTTACAATTCCCAGCGTTCCTGTCCCCGGTGTTCTTGTCCCCGGTGTTGCAGTTCCTGGTATTGCGGTCACCGGTGTTGTAGTGCCCTGTGTTCCTGTTCCCGGTGTTGTTGATCCCGGTGCAATTCTTTCCAATATTGACGATCCGCAATACTTCATCCCATGGGATTTCACGTACGATTTCAAGCTTGTCCGTGCATGACTTGTCACCTTCTGTTTTTACCTCACCATAGGCAATAACTTCTGCAACTTTGTTGTTGCTGTCAAAATTGTAATAATTGAAGCAGTCAGCAGCAGTCTGACAGAAGTGCATACCGTGACCGCAAACATTAAGCTCCCCTTCTTCCTCAAATTTTCCGGGGCAAGTGTACTGTTTACAGTTCTTTTCTGTCGGGTTACAGGTCCAATCAGGTCTGAATACTTTATATCCATGTACAGGTGTGTTCGTTTTATTACTCATTTTTTTTGTTTCCTCCTCGTATGCTTTTAATTTGTTATCTTTAAATATGGTATGAGTTGATCGCATACAAAATTTTCGGAAACAAAAAGACCCGCATAATGCGAGTCCTTCTGTTTGTTTCTGTTTTAGATTCCAAGATCGAATTTCATCTGTGGATTCTTCTTTGCAATTTCTTCTTTTGGATATCCGATCAGTTTAAAAAGTTCGATACTAATACCATTTGCTTCCATTTTAAGTTTATTCATTTTGTTTCCTCCTTGAATTGTATATATAATTTATTTACAACTTAAATATGTGTTTCAATCATTTGGTTTACGAATAATAAAGCTCATATGTATTTGGATTCATCATCATATATATAATAATTTTGGAAACAACAATTCGAATCCATAACAAAAAGAGCCTGCATATTCGCAAGCTCTAATTGTTTCGGGTTATTCGTCTTCGTCAATAGCTTCGACTACTTCGCCATTGATACAGCGATAATAAGTATCTGCTTTAATATTAACACCATCTACGGTCACCATTTTCGCTCCAACCAACTGCCATGCGTCTTCTTCGTTTATTGTATATCTGACACATTTCCAATCAGCCAAAACAAGACGAGAGCCAATACAGCCTTTTGCTTTTGATTTATATCCCCATGCAACAGCAATTCCTGTATCACTTTCAACAGAAGCAAAACTATCTCTCCCTGTTGTCGTTGATACACATCCATATCCATTCGCTGATGATACTGATTCCTCTTCTGTTGTTGCTGAAACACTATGATTTCCAGTAGCAGACGAAATGCTATAACATCCGGTTGTTCCGGATATGCTGTGCTTTCCATCTGTTGACGATACGCTGTTTTTGCCAGTTACTGCCGAAATACTATCGTATCCAGTTGCAGATGCAATGCTATTATAACTAGTTGCTGTTGACGTTACTGATGATCCATCTGCTATTGATGTGCTAAAACTCTCAGTAACGGATGCAGATGATTCGGGTCCATATGCAGCAGCAGCTCCATAGGATCTAGTATTTGCTGCAACACAACCGTATCCTTCTTTAGATACAACATTATGATTACTTATAACCGATGCGAATTTACCTGCTCCTTTATAAACAGAGACTTCTTTAGCTTTTTTATAAATGAAATCGTACGCGCTCAACGCAAGTTCTGTAAACGATAATTTAGGTCCAATTTTGATATCAGTAGTACTCATATTTGTATCAAGAGTGCTTTTATCGATAACTCCTGATAACTCTACTTCATGGTATTCGCTTTCTGTTGGTCCGTAATGTGTGAAGCAATCCAATGGGTATTCACATGCATGAAAACCAGTTTCACGACATTTTGCTTTTTCTTCATGATACGATTTTCCTTCCTCGTATCGAAATCCTCTGCATGTCATGTCTTTTCTAAATCCTTTCGTTGCTTTCATTTCGTTTCCTCCTTTTTCGTGTGCAAATATATTTGTTATCCTAAATATGTAACAAACAAACGCACACAAAATAAACGGAAACGAAAAGAGCCTGCATATTTGCAAACTCTAATTGTTTCTGATTATTTTTGTTTCTCTCTAAGTTCGTTATACAGATCCCACATTGTCATATGACGAGAACAAAGAATACGAACCATTAAATGCATACAGGATATTGCCTGTTTCGCTGCTGTTTGTAATTCGTCTGTGGTTGGGTCTTCCATAGTTTCATCATTGAGCAGACTCAAATTCCAGATTGCATCATTGATCTCTTCAACCTGTTCCATAACAATATAATCCGTATCACTTATCGGTGGTTTTACATCGTCTTCTTTCTTATCTTGACACATTTCAAGCGCCATCATCAGGTTTGCGTAAAGTGTCTGAGAATCAAAACCGTCGACTACTTCGTATCGCTGTTCGCCAAGACAATGACAAAGCAATGTAAGTTCCTCTGGGCTGAACTCAATGATACGTTTCTCTTTTGCTGTGTTAAGTATCTCCATATTTCGTTTCCTCCTTTTATTGTGTGCAAATTGTTTGTTATCCTAAATATGTAGCGAATCAAATGCACACAAAAGAAACGGAAACAAAAAAGAACCCACCGCAATGGCAGGTTCTAATCGGTTATTTCTCGTTAACTCCAATATCAGAAATAGTAATATACTGTAACTGATCCGCAACTTTCCTGTTATAGAACCAGCTTGTCCATATATTGTACGCCTCATGTTTCTGCGACTTGACATTCTGATTCCATTCCGAAATGTCATTAAGTACAGTTAACTTCGAAATGTCTTCCTGGTCCGTTTCAAGAAGCTGTTTCTCTTTCAGTAATGTTTCGTATTTGATCTGATTCGTTTCGATTGCTAAATCAACACCAGTATGAGCTGAAATGATACAGATCTCAAAAACAAAGATGCAAATAGTTCCGAGTAAAAGACAGATGAGACTTACTCCTTCCAAAACCAAGTATTTACCTTCGTTAGCGATTAGATTCAAAACAATTCCGACCACAAGTACAACGATACAAATTAGTGTTAATAACATACTTCGTTTCCTCCTTGAGTGTGTGATATATTTGTTATTCTAAATATGGTATAGAATCATTTCACACAAAACATCCGGAAACAAAAAGAGACAACCACAACGGTTATCTCTTTGATGTGTTTTTAAAATTCATAATCGACTGCATCCTGTCTATCCACGAAGAAATGAATACCAGGAGCACACTCATACCATCGATTATCATCAAAATCAGATACTTCTACGATTTTTCCAACGCGATAAATAAAACTAAAATCAAAATACGACTTTATTTCTTGTAATCCACTGTCAGATCCATCGATATTCTCGATCGCCAAGACCAATGCTTTACTACATCTGCATTTCTTTGTTGTTGCCGATGACCTCTTCGCATCTTCGCAAATCTGAAGTTTTACGATCTTTTTGTAGAATGCTTTCTTATAACCAATGAATGAACCAGTTTCCGGGCATGCAATCGGGTGATTGATTTTTGTATCTCTAAGGTCTGCAAATCTAAGATCTGCTCCGTACAAATTTGCATAACTAAGATCTACCCCTCTAAGATCTGCATGATAAAAATCTGCTCCGCTAAGGTCTGTATACCTAAAATTTACTTCGCTAAGATCTGCATAATAAAATGCTGCATCGTTCAAATTTGCATAACTAAAATCTGTATTTTCAAGATCCGCTTCGCACAAACTAGCACCTCTAAGATCTGCATTTCTAAGATTCGCACCTCTAAGATCTGCATTACTAAGATTCGTTCTACAAAGATTCGTGTTATAAAAAATCGCATTTCTTAAATCTTTACGTGATAAATCCAAATCCATTAGATCCTGATGCGATAAATCGGCTTTCATGTTTTCCCATCCGTCAACATCCTTATTAAGATAATGCTGATGATTTTCGACGATCTCATTTAATTCATTTTGTGTCATACTTTGTTTCCTCCTTTTCGTATGCTTTTTATTTTTGTTATCATAAATATGGTTCGAAATAATCGCATACAAAACATCCGGAAACAAAAAGAAAGACAAAAAGAAAGAGACAACCACAACGGTTATCTCCTTTCCTCTTGTTTTAAAATTCATATTCAACTGCATCTTGCCGATCCACGAAGAAATGAATTCCAGGAGCGCATTCATTCCATCGATTATCATCAAAGTCAGGTACTTCTGCGATTTCTCCAACTCGATAAATAAAACAAGGATTATATATCGATTCTATTTCCTGTAATCCGCTATCAGATCCGTCTATATTCTCTATCGCCAAGACCAATGCTTTACTACACCTGCATTTCTTTGTTGTTGCAGAGGATCGTTTTGCATCTTCACAAATCTGAAGCTTTACGATATATCCGTAGATTGCTTTCTTATAACCAATAAATAAGCCAGTTTCTGGGCATTCAAGCGGATAATCGATTTTTGTACCTTCACTGATTTCTACATCCTCCATATATGCATTTTGAAGTTTTGCACCTCTAAGATTCGCACCTCTAAGATTCGCTTCGCACAAATTTGCATCTCTAAGATCTGCTCCGGACAGATTCGCATATCTAAGATCTGCTCCGAATAAACTTGCCTCTCTAAAATCCGCATTTCTAAGATCAGCTCTTCTAAGATTGGCTTCGTATAGAATTTTATTGCTAAGATCCGCTCTCATGTTTTCCCATCCGTCAATATCCTTATTAAGATAATGCTGATGATTTTCGACGATCTTGTTTAATTGTTCCTGTGTCATACTTCGTTTCCTCCTTTTTAATATCATGATTTTTGTTATCCTAAATATGGATTTAAACAGTTGTATGTTAAGCTAAGCATATAGAAAGACTTGGAATACAAGCTTCGCGTTTAGAAAAAGACCCCGCATACAATGATTATGGATCCTAGCTCTACAAACAACTCCAACAGATCCTGAAACTCAGATTCATGACCAGACAGATCGAAATCGTAAAGGTATGCAATTGTATTTATGAACAAAATCAACCCTGAAAACATAACTCCTAAGAGCAGAATTACTGCCATGTCCGATCCCTCCTTTTTCTATGACTTTGTTAACTATAATTAATAGGCTCACTTCTTGAAAACCTCGTCATAGAAAACACACAAAAAAGAGCCAGATTATTCTGACTCTCTTCGTTTTTCTTGTTATTCGTTTTCGCTGCTATCTGGAAATGTTCAATTATAGAATTACTAATGTTCAGTTATAGGCGTGCAGATCAGTTAGAATGTATTCATATCTTGCTTTCTTATAATCAATGAATGATCCCGTTTCTGGATAATCAATTTTTTGCCCCCAAAAGATTTGCCTTCCTAAGATCTGCTTCTCTAATATTTGTATCCCTAAGATCTGCTTCCCTAAGATCTGTATACCTAAAATCTGCCCCTCTAAGATCTGCATACCTAAGATCTGCTCCTCTAAGATCTGCATACCTAAAATCTGCTCCTCTAAGATCTGCTTCCTTAAGATCTGCCCCTCTAAAATCTGTATGCCTAAGATTTGCTTCTCTAAGATCTGCATGATAAAATTTTGAATCATTCAAATTAGCATATCGTAAATCTTTATGTGACAAATCCAAACCACTTAGATCATAATCTGATAAATCTGCTATCGTTTCCTCCCATTCGTCAATATCCTCATTGAGATAATGTTGATGGCATTTAATCATCTTATTTAATTGTTCCTGTTTCATACTTTGTTTTCTCCTTTTTAATATCATAATTTTTGTTATCCTAAATATGGGTTCTAGTAGTTGTATATTGAATTAAGTATATAGGAATTATTGAATTAAGTACATAGGAATACTTGAAATACAAAATTCATATCCGTCTCAGAAAACCTCGTCATAGGAAACATACAGAAAAAAAAGAGCCAGATTATTCTGACTCTCTTCGTTTTTCTTGTTATTCGTTTTCGCTGCTATCTGGAGTCGCTATCGGGTGACTAAATGTACTGCAATTTGTCTATAATATCTTTATCATAGAACCAATTTTCATAAGCTTGTAGCATAATATTTCTCGTTTTCTACATACTTATTCCATTCTGTTACACGATTGACGGCTGTATCTTTACAGCTTTACTTGCTGATATATTGTATCAAAATCAAAATTAATCCAGCAAGCAAAAACATTGTACTCCAATATTTAATAGTATAATTGTTTTTCGTATAACGATTTATAGTACGAATAATAAAACTTATAACAACAACCAAACACAAAAATAACATATTAATACCCTCCTTTTATTTATATATATTGTTTTCTTAAATATGGTTTCTTTTGTTTATAATAAAGCTCACTTTTCGAAAACTCGTCGGAAATATACAAAAAGAGCCCACCAATATGGCAGACTCTCTTCGTTTTTTCACTATTCGTTTTCGCCACCATCTGGACTTTCAATATTCCATTCCGGGATTTCGATATAGTCCATAGCATTAACTACTTTTTCGTTATAAAACCAATTTGTCCATGGATCTGAAGCTAGATGTTTTTCACTTAAGACATCTTCATTCCATTTCTTTATAATTTTAATAACCTGTGCCTTAGACATGTCTTCGTTGTCCGTACCAACAGCTTGCGCCTCCGTAATAATCGCTTCATTTTTGATACGATTTTGTTTAATCTGCTGGTTCACCCAAATATGATTACTTAAAATGATAAGAACAAAAAAAACAGTTGTTCCTGCAACTATAAAAACACAATCATTTTTATTACTATCATATGGACTTAGTAAAACAATTACTAAACAGCTAATACAGAATAATATTAACAACATATTTTTGTCCTCCTTTTGCATATGTTTACAATATACATAAGGCTCACTTTTCGAAAAACTCGTCAGAGAACACACAAAAAGAGCCCACCAATATGGCAGACTCAATTCGTTTTTTTTATTTGTTGCTGTCAGGAGTCGGAACGTTCCATTCCGGAACTTCGATATACTCCATTTTGTCCACTACCTTCTGGCTATAACACCATGAAGTCCATGGACTAGATGCTAAGTATTTCTGACGATGAACTTCTTTGTTCCATTCGTTCACGTCTTTGATAACTAAGACTTTTGATACGTCCTCGTTATCTGAGTTAACAGCCTGAACCTCGGCAATAATTGCCTCGTATTCAAACTGATTCTTTGAGATCTGTTTGGTCGCCTCAACGTGGGAACACAGGATTATACATCCTGTGATGAGAAACCCCAAAGATCCGACAAAGAGCGACGATATTTCGAAAACAGCGACAGCTGTGATCTCATCATCTCCGAATTTATATAGCAAAATTCCAGAAACTAAAAGTACAACAAAAATTAAAAAGATAATCATAATTCAATTCCTCCTTTGAATGTGTGTGTGATTTTATTGGTTACTCTAAATATGGTATGCGTCATTTTCATATAAAAAAGAAAAAGAACCCACACATGTCTGTGCATGTATGGATTCTATCCTTTTACTCTGTTTAGATCTGGTTCGTAAATATCTCGAAACGGATGATACTATCATGATGATTCATCTCAACGTGTCCAGGAACAAGATCATAAGCTTTGTCATCAATAATAGCAATGACGTTTTTGATCTCTGTATCCTCTTTCAGTTTGATGATCACATCATACGGTATTGGGTTTTCACTTAAACCACATCTTGAATTCATTACTGGGAATTCCTTACTGTCGGTAACCAAGCATAATGAATTCGGATATTTCTTTGATAATGTCAGATAAGCGATCGTTCTGCTATCGCCATCCGGCACTCCAACCTGCATATCGTACCCAATTTGTGAGTCACTCCAATCCATGCTTAAGAATTCGCTTCTTGTCATAATACTTTCCTCCTTGTATGTATGCGTTTTGTTTTGTTATCCTAAATATGTGATGCATGATTCACATACAAAACAAAAGAGCCTACCAATAGGCAGACTCAATTCGCTTTTAGTACAATATTAGATATACAAGGCAACATATTAATGTTAGCGCCCCAAATATAAGACTATAAACTGCAGAAATTGATGATATTCGTGATATTATTTCGTCTTCCACAATTCCGTCTTTCCTTTCTATTGCTACGGTCAAAAAATATACAATTCCCGAAACCGAAAAAATCATATCTAATATTTTGATAATTATTAATAACATTGTGTTTCCTCCTTTTCGTATATTATTTGTTATCCTAAATATGGGATTCATAGTTCGCATACAAAACAAAAGAGCTACCATGTCGGTAACTCCATTTGTTTTTTCAGATTTTTAGCCTGTAAATCCACCTGTGTTCACTCTCAGGCAATACTTGAAATTATCTTTGATCAGTTTGTTGATCGTCTGACGGATTTCGGTGAGGTCGTCTTCTGGATACAGTATCAGCATCTGATATAGCTTTTTGACTGGGATTCCCTCTTCAATATTAACGTCATAGTCATCGCAGAATGAATACGCTCCCTGATTTCCAATCATTTTTAGAATATCTTTTCGTTCTTCTTTTGGCATGTCCGGATAACATAATTTTGGAATTACAGGGACTAATAACTCTCCGGTTACTTGAATAGCTTCTTTAAGCGCATCAAGATACTCTTCGTCTGTATTCTCGCTATCCAGTTCTGTATAATATCTGGCACAATAAGTACAGAATTCAGATAATCCCCACATATAGTTATATCGAAGTTTGTTGAGTATGATTTTACTTGGCTTCACTGTAAAAATATCCACAATGTACTCTGGCGGAATGACACCATCGTAATTGTATTCATCAGATACATTTCCCTGGTCGACTAATTCCATTTTGTCTTCGTCTGGAACCGCAATTTTGATCACAGTATTCGTTCCAAGCATGATTGACCAGGCATCAATACTACTTTCGGAACACAAACAAAGTCTTTCTTCTTTGTCTCCGATTGATTTTGACCGTTTTCCAAGCATTGGTTTCAATCCTTCTTTCTGGATCGTGCTAACAAATTCTGGCTGTGTCAAATGATAATAGTAATTCATTTCGTTTCCTCCTTTTTCGTATGCAGTATGTTTTGTTATTCTAAATATGGAACTAAGATGTGCATACGAATGAACGGAAACAAAACAAATCAAAACAAAAAGAGCTACCGTATTGGTAACTCCCTTTGTTTTTAGTTAGTTAAGATCCACTGTATATGCAATTGGATACCAGTTCCATCCAGGTCTAACTTTTGAACAATAATAGTTCATAAGTGTTTCTGGTGTACGTCCTAACTTTCCATAGTCTTCCGATTCACACAAAACAGAATGAGTTTCCATGATTTCGTTCATAACCTGACAGATATGAACATAAACGTCATCTGTAGCAACAATAATAATCGGTGTTGTTTCATCCCCTTCATCAAATTGGAAATTAAGATTAATTGGTATAATATTCATTTCGTTTCCTCCTTTTTCGTATGCAATATATTTTTGTTATTCTAAATATGGGACTAAGACGTGCATACGAATGAACGGAAACAAAGCAAAACAAAAAGAGCTACCATGTTGGTAACTCTCTTCGTTTTCAGTTATTTTGTTACACTTTCCGGAATCTCAATGTGTTCCATCGCTTCAATAACTCTCTTGTTGTACAGCCAGTTTGTCCACGGATTTTTGAGTCCATTTTGTGCGTTTTCTACTTTTTCGTTCCATTCGTTCACGCACTCAATGATTATTTCTTTCTCTTCATAAGCTGGATTCTCTTCCAGCAAACAAACACTTGCAGACAACAATGCGTATTCCTTATTATTGTTTGCAATATCCGAATCCGCACTATTATGCTGATTCCAGATCGACTCAAACATTAATGTAAGCCAAATGAAACCCAATACTAAAAACAGACTACCGAAGAAAACACCTGCATTCTTCTTCTTTGTTTTCCTCTTTTGGATAACGCTGATTGCAATGATAGCGATTCCGATAACAATAAATACGATTCCCATTAATACCATTAACATAATTTGTTTCCTCCTTTTTCGTATGCGGGTTGTTTTGTTATCCTAAATATGGAACTAAGACGTGCATACAAATGAACGGAAACAAAGCAAAACAAAAAGAGCTACCATATTGGCAACTCTCCTCGTTTTTCGATTATTTAATCATGTTTTCCGGAATCTCAATGTATTCCATCGCATCAATAACTCTCTTGCTGTACAACCAGTTTGTCCACGGACTTTTAAGATATCGTCTCCCGTTATCTACTTTTTCGTTCCATTTGTTGACGCTTTCAATGATTGCATCTTTTTCTTCATAGTTCGGATTCGTTTCTAACAAACAGACACTTGCAGATAATAATACGTATTCATTGTTATTGTTTGCAATATCAGAATCCGCACAGCTATGTGCTTCTAATATTATCAAAGCCATCGTCATTACCCATGTGATTCCAACTACCAAAGCAAAGCTACCTACACACAAAGCACCCATTTTGTTTTTCTTCGCTGTTTTATTTTGGGTAACTCCGATCCAGATGACAACAAATCCCACAACAACAAACATAATTCCTAATAATGTAAATAACATTTTCGTTTCCTCCTTTTTGTATGTAATATGTTTTGTTATCCTAAATATGGAACTAAGATGTGCATACGAATGAACGAAAACAAAACAAAAAGAGCTACCGTGTCAGTAACTCTTCTCGTTTTCGGTTATTTAATCAGGTCTTCCGGAATCTCAATGTATTCCATTGAGTCGACTATATTCTTGTTCCATAACCAGCTGGTCCACGGATCTTTGAGATACTTTCTTCCGTTGTCTACTTTTTCGTTCCAGTCGTTGACATTTTCGATGATTGTATCCTTTGCTTCATCATCCGGATTCGCTTCCAGCAAACGAATATTTGCACACAGCATTACGTATTCTTTCTGATTGTTTGCTATCTCCGAATCCTCTTTCATACGCTGCAATCCAATGACCTCGAATACAAATGCCATCCATGCAAATCCAACCGACAGAAATACAATTCCAAGGTATTTGCCTACTTTCTTGAATTTTGGAACCTTAATACAGAGCCAGATGATAATAATTCCAATAACTATTAATACAATTCCAGTCAATGTAATCAACATAATTTGTTTCCTCCTTTTTTTTTGTATGCGGGTTGTTTTGTTATCCTAAATATGGACGAAATAAGGGCATACTAAAGATGGGAAACAAAATGATATAAAGAAAAGCCACACTTTGTTCTCTGTTGTGTGACTTTTCTTGGTATGAGGTGTATCGGACTAATCGGTTAAGGCTGTGTTACTAAACGGATTAGTTCCCAATGTTACGTTGTTACCAAATGCTGTTGTTAGTGTTGATTTGCTTGTATATGTCTGTCCTTTATAGGTTACAGATGCTAAACTTATACAATCATTAAATGCCCCATTTCCAATGCTTGTTGCTCTATCTGGTATTGTGATTGAGGCTAAACTAATACAACCACTAAATGCACCTGATTCAATACTTGTTACGCTGGTTGAGACTGTAATTGATGTTAAACTAGTACAACGTGAAAATGCACTGTCTTTAATGTTTGTTACACTGTTTGGAATTGTGATTGCTGTTAGACCAGAACAACGAGAAAATGCATGGTCTCCAAGACTTATTACACCGTCTGGTACGGCAATTGAGGTTAAATTGGAACAACCGTAAAATGCATAACTTCCAATACTTGTTACACCGTTTGGTACTGCAACGTCTGTAAGCGAAGAACAATTATAAAATGTATTATTGCCAATACTTGTTATACTATCCGGTATCGTAATGTTTGTTAATGACGAACAACCATAAAATGCGTAATTTCCAATACTGGTTACGCTGTCTGGCATTACAATTGATTTTACTTCCGGTTTTGCCTGTAGTACGGAATACGCAGACGCTGGATCAGTTTTATAATTATTAAATGCATAGTCTTTACCTACATCGATTCCACTCTCTTCCCAAGTACAAACCATTTTTCCATCTGCATCATACAATCCTGCTACTAATTCTTTATTGATTCCGATCGCAAACTCAAAATTTCCTGACCAATCACCAGACGTAAGTTCGTTTGCTACAATATTACCTGTCGTGCTGCCACCATCCGGTAGATTCACCTGATCGGCTGCAAACTCTGTAACATCCTGAGTGATAGTCCCGGTGACCGCAGCCTTTCCATTCGAATCCGTCAATTGCATGGTCGCATCAGGAGTAACAGTAACCGTCTCATTCCCGGAAATGTCACCCTTTACTTTAACGTCATAGGTTGCACTCTTATTTTGCCCTAAAGTAATCGTCTTCGGAATGGTTACAGTAAAAGCGGAATCCTGTTGATATGTGATAGTTGCTCCCTGATTTCCTGTCGTTGTTGCTTCCTGTGTTGTGTTGTCCGGATTTTCGGCTGCCAATGTTGGAATCGTAGGTGTCATCGTCATGATCGCAGCCAGAACAAGCAGACAACTCACTGCTTTTCGTTTCATAATATTTCGTTTCCTTTCTTTGTGTTCAAAACTAAATTGTTTACGAGTAACAGCCTAAATATGGTCGAAACACAAACAGAGGAAACGAAAAAGAACCGGAAACAAAACAATCTGTCTTCAAAATAGACAAAACCATAAGTATATCTTATAATGATGTATGTCAGTGATAACAAATACGAATACAACGGAGGAATTTGAAGTATGGGAAACTATTATGATACGAAATGTTTAGACTGTGAGTATGAATTTCATGCTGTATACGGTTGCTCTGGCAGCAGTCAGAAAGAAAGCAAAGTTATAAAGTCAATCGAAGACGGTAACAGAACCGATGAACTCGCACTCGTGTACAAAACAATGGAACGCCCACGAATTGAAGTCAATTCGGTCCCGTTCTTTTGCAAACACTGTCGGAAACTCTTCACTTATGACGTAACTCTTGTTTGCGGAAAATATGGGACCTACGAAGAAAAGGTCGCACATTGTCCGGACTGTAATGAGATTTCCTACCTGCCGATCCCACAAACAGTATTCATGAAACAAGAAAAGGAATCCTGCTGCCCGTGTCCGAAATGCAACGGGTACGGATTTGTGGTTATAAAGTCTGGGATCTATGACTAACGGACACAAAAAGAGCATTTTCCATAAAGAAAAGAACCCGTACACAAATCTGTGTATAGGTTCCTTTTCTGTCTGTTACTCTACTTTGATTCCTGTGCATTCGTAGAAAATCTCAGGGTCGAAGTTCGGAATCGCCTTAATAGTATCCTTATTTGCATCCGAAAGATTATCCCACCACTTCTGCGCGGTTTCGGAATTATCAAGCACTTTAAGATAACCACCTGTTGTTTCGTAGGTTGGATGTTCACGTTTCTCTTCATCCGTCATAGCACTCTTATATACCCATTCAACAATATCCTTTGGCATCTGATTTAACAAACAATTTGCCCCTGATCCTAGCCAACGACGAAATGTCCAATCCGATGGTTTGTTAAACAACATAATTGTTTGTTCTTTTGTGTTGAAACAGCCGGTATTAAAAGATGATTTGTTCCAATCCCCGGTATTACTGTCTCCGATATTCCTTTTTCCGGTGTTCTCGTTTCCGATATTACTATCTCCAGTATTCTCGTCTCCGATATTACTATCTCCTGTGTTCTTGTATCCAGTGTTACCGTTTCCGGTGTTCCAATTTCCTGTATTGAAATCTCCAGTGTTGCCGTCCCCAGCATTACCTGTTCCAGAATTCCAGTATCCAGAACTCCAATCTCCAGTGTTTTCGTTTCCTGCATTACAGTTTCCGGTATTGCCTATCCCTGTGTTTTCTTTTCCAATGTTTACGATTGTCAAGACTTCTATCCAAGGGACCTCTCGTACAATCTGGATTTTGTTTGTGCAAGATTTATCCCCATCTGTGTCTAATTCTCCAAGTGCAATTACTTCTGCAACTTTGTTTTTTGGATTAAAAACGTAATAGTTAAAACAGTCAATAGCTTCTTTGCAAAAATGAAACCCTCTACCACAGCAACTCGGTTTAACATTTTCTTCAAATGTTTTTCCAACCTCATACTGAAAATCTCTACAGGTCCAGTCTGGATTAAACACCTTGTATCCGTGTACAGGTTCATTATTTATTACATTATTACTCATGTTCAGTTCCTCCTTTTTCGTATGCGTTTGTTTTTGTTATCCTAAATATGGAACCGAACGTTCGCATACAAAAAGAGCCAACCGTGAAAGGTTGACTCTTCTTGTTTTTGTTAACACTTCTTTGCAAAGAAAAAAGAACCCGTACACAAATCTGTGTATAGGTTCCTTTTCTGTCTCTTTTACTTGGATTCTTCAGATTTAATCAGATTTCTTTCTTTTGAATCTTTTTTTGCAAGAATTTTCTTATCAATCTCTGCGAATACAGGCTCCAATTTCAAAAGCAATTCGTATCCAGGTTCTCCCGGTTCGAACGGTCTGATTGTTTCATCCATGATCATATACTTGTTTTCGCTCATTGTCATAACTCCTTTCGCAAATGCTTGAATTTAATCAGTTTTTCTTTTTCGGTTAGCGTCTCATTCTTTTGATAAATATGAGATAAAGTTAATGATTGTGCCGTTTTCACATCAGAGATATACGTTTTTACTTCTTGAAAATAGTTTTCGTATTCTTCTAATATTTTGGGACTTACGTCAGACACTACGTATATATCTCCATCATGACACGCAATTATTGAAAACTTTACTTTCGGTTCATCTAAAAATGTTGTTAAATCCTTGAATGATGGTCTAACATTTAACGAATGATTATGTATGATTATAACATCATCCTTACAGTTCTGAACTAATGCATACTCTTTTTCGTTAAATCCAGTTCCTGATATTGTCCCACTTCCAAGTCTAGTAATATTATCAACAACAAGATCACCGGTTCTTGCATTGACCGCAATCATTCTTTCAGACTCCTGACCATCTACAAATTCTAGCAATCTGCCAGTTTCTCGATACAATCCCTCTCGTACCGGCTTACTAATCTGTAACATTTCGAGATTATCAAACAAACGATGATACTCAATTGAGTTTACAAACGTTCTGTCTACTGAAAAAGCATTTGTTTCTAATTTTCGAGATATTAGTGACTGTTCGTGTTCAAGTTGTTCCATTAACATCTTTTCATCTCTGTCTTGGCCTTGACTATCATAACGATCGTCCTCGAACACATCATCAAATACATCGTCTTCGAAATCCATGTTTTCTACCTCCTATTATATCATATTGTTCACAATTAATACAATAAAAGGATCTCTCGTTTCTCCTCTTATTGTGTAATTGTTTTTGTTATCCTAAATATGGGTTTTATGAATATGTTATAGGTCTCGAAAACCATACAAAAAGAGCCAACCATCAAAGGTTGACTCCCATTGTTTTTGTTAACACTCTTTTATCTCGAGTAATTCGAGCTGTTTTGCTACGTCCATCCATCCATGCGAGCATCCAGTGAAGTCTGAGATGTAATCCTCCATATTTGTCTCGTCATACATTTCAAAGCTAAATTTGAAACTACGGATCTCGTCATCAGAATAGATGTCAGTACCATCATACATATCTTTGAAAATAACACTTAATAGAGTAGTTTCAGCAAATGTACGCTCGATACTGTCTTTGTCTGTTCCGTATCCGTATTTCTTCCAGATATCATCGAAAGCACGTCCGGCACCTATTTTTACTTTGACAACCAATCCGTATTCGCTCTTTTTGTTTCGTTTCATATACAGGTTAAAAAATTCGATATCTTCCTGTAACGCAAACAATTTCTTATAATACTCCTCCGTTGTCATGCCTGACTTCTTAATAAGCTGTCTCAGTTCGTTAGTTGATAATCTGTTCATTTCGGTTTCTCCTTTTCGTATGCGTTTGTTTTTGTTATCCTAAATATGGAATCGAACGTTCGCATACAAAAAGAGCCAACCCGAAGGTTGACTCTCATTGTTTGTTTACGGACTAGCTGCAGACTAGATCTCAGTTACCAGTTTGATAACAGGACCTCTGTCTGTCTCTCTGTATGAGAATCCGACTACGTTCTGCTTCTCATCACCGAAGTAATAAGTTGCAGTTTTTGTCTCTTCGTCATACTCCTTGCCGCAGTAAACGGTGTGACCTTCCAGAGCCTCTACGATCTTCGGATCTTTTAAGATCTTCATACCGTATTTGTCTGCTCTTACAAAGATCTGGTCTTTGTCGAATACAGTTACAGAAGGAGCACTCTTTGTAGATCCACCAAGGTATACTTTCGCATCCATGGAGTTTACAAGGAAGGTTCCAACTTTTCTGCCGTCCATTGTGAACAGGCGAATTGTTGGCTGTTTCTCATCTGTAAGGTATCCGTCATCGTCGATTGTGTCTTTGGTTACAACAACGAGATCTTTACGACCTGCCTGCTCTACCATGCGGACACTTTCGATCGGAACCGCAAATCCGGAACCAGAGCCACCGAACTCTTTGAGGTATGCATCGTATGCATCTTCAGAATCCTCGTCATCCTCATCAAGATCTTCCTCGTAGCAGAAATCCTCATAGTCCATAACCTTGCCGTTATCTCCGAAGAATGATACGCCTCTTACGGTTGTATCTTCTCCAGTACCGGTTGCCATGATCTGGATGAGATCGCTGGAGCAGATCTCTTTGACATCTGTTACCTTGCCATCCTTATCTTTGATCTCAACTGGTGTGACCACCGTTTCAATAAAGTAAGTACGGTCATCGATAACAACCGCCTTTGTGTTGGCTGGGACTGTGAATCCTGCGTCCTTGAATGTTCCAACGAAGTCCGGATCGGCAGAAAACTGAGCATTGAAGGTATAAACCTCAAGTTCCTCATCTTCTGGCTCTCCAACTCCAAGGATTACCAATCCAGGAACCGCACCAAGTACCTTCTGAGCTTTGATGCTGCCAAGGGATACTGTTGGTCCGTTATCGATCACTAAATCCCCGTCTACGATTGCTGCATCTGCTGTCGGTTTCGGGTTCGGATTGTATTTGAAGTGTGCAAACATTGTGTTAATGCCGCTTAATACAATCTCGTTTGAGTCTGTAGTGCCGTCCTCAAGGATCTTTGCGACCTTGATAGCACCTGACTCCGCATCGTACTCTGTAATGCGATATAAGCTGTCATCGTTGCTCATTGCTACCTCGATACCAACTACCTCACGTCCTGCTTCTGCTGTTGCTTTTACGATTTCCATAAGTTTCATAATGTTTTCCTCCGTTTTTAGGTAAGATTTTATGATTGTAACAACGCATGTTTCATATTCTACACAGACCGTCCACCCAGATGTTCACGCCTCATTAGGTCGCTAGTGACTCGGTGTCCTTTCATTGTCGTCTTCTTTTCCTGTGCTCCATGAATCATTGCATTTGTTTACATTCCTAAATATGGTATGGACGGATGCAAACTAAAACGAAAAAAGATTTACCGTTTGAACAATCATAAAGAACTAAATCTCATGGAATTCTATTATCTGGACAAAAAAAAAGAGACAACCATAATGGTCATCTCTTTGATGTATTTTAAAATTCATATTCTACTGCATCCTGTCTATCCATAAAGAAATGAATACCAGGTGAACACTCATTCCATCGATTATCATCAAAGTCAGATACTTCTGCAATTTCTCCAACGCGGTAAACAAAACGAGAATCAAAATCCGATTCTATTTCTTGTAATCCGCTATCAGATCCGTCTATATTTTCGATAGCTAAGACCAAAGCTTTACTACACCTGCATTTCTTTGTTGTTGCAGATGATCGTTTTGCATCTTCACAAATCTGAAGTTTTACAATATATTCACAGACTGCTTTCTTATAACCAATGAATGAACCAGTTTCCGGACATGCAATCGGATAATCGATTTTTGTATCTTCACTGATTTCTACATAGATTATATTTGCGTTTTTAAGATTTACTCCGAATAGATTCGTATCCCTAAGATTCGCTCCGTACATATCTGCCTCACTAAGATCAGCATTTCTGAGATCCACTCCGTTAAGATTTGCATAACAACAATACGCTCCGTACATATCAGCTTCTCTAAGATCCGCTTCTGTAAGATCCGCTTCTGTAAGATCCGCTTCTCTAAGATCCACATTTCTAAGGTTCGCATTTCTAAGATCCGCATTGCTAAGATTTGCCTCTCTAAAATCCGCATCTCTAAGATTCGCACTGCTAAGCTTTGCTTCGTGCAGATTCGCATTTCTAAGATTCAAGCCACTCAGATTCTTATATGATAAATCTGCTCTCATGGACTCCCATCCATCGATATCCTTATTGAGATAATGCTGATGGTTCTCGATGATCTTGTTTAATTCATTTTGTGTCATATTTTCGTTTCCTCCTTTTTCGTATGCTTATGTTTTGTTATCCTAAATATGGACTGAAATGATTACATACAAAACAAACCGGAAACAAAAAGAGACAACCACGACGGTTATCTCTTTGATATGTTTTTAAAATCCATATTCAACTGCATCCCGTCTATCCATAAAGAAATGGATACCAGAAGCGCATTCTCTCCACCGATCGTTATCAAAATTATATACTTCTGCAATTTCTCCAACGCGATAAATAAAGCAAGGATCAAAATGCGATTCTATTTCTTGTAATCCGCTATCAGATCCGTCCATATTTTCGATTGCTAAGACTAAAGCTTTACTACACCTGCATTTCTTTGCTGTTGCAGATGATCGTTTTGCGTCTTTACAAATCTGAAGCTTTACGATCTTTTCAGAGACTGCTTTTTTATAACCAATGAATGAACCAGTTTCTGGACATACAATCGGATAATCGATTTTTGTGTCTTCACTGATCTTTGCATAGATTATATCTGTATTTTTAAGATTTGCTCCGTACAAATTCGCATATCTAAGATCCGCTCCGTCAATATTTGCCTCACTAAGATCTGCATTACTAAGATCCGCATGTCTCAGATTCGCATATCTAAGGTCTGCATTTCTAAGATCTACCTCTCTAAGATTCGCATTTTTTAAATCTGCTCTGTACAGATTCGCATTTTTAAGATTCAAGCCGCTCAAATTCTTATCTGATAAATCGGCTCTCATGGATTCCCATCCATCGATATCCTTATTGAGATAATGCTGATGATTCTCGATGATCTTGTTTAATTCATTTTGTGTCATATTTTCGTTTCCTCCTTTTTCGTATGCGTTTAATTTGTTATCCTAAATATGTGATAAGATGTTCGCATACAAAATGATTGGAAACAAAAAGGAAAAGAAACAACCATGATGGTTATCTCTTTGTTTTTTTTAATTACAAACGGAAACAAAATCAAACGGGAACAAACCTTATGTATTCATTCCATGTCCGTTCCAACTGCAGGAATATCGTTAATTCCGTTTTTGATTAATTTCTCAACGATTTTGATACGTTTATCTTTGTACACTCTAAACGATTTATTCTCTACTAATGTATACAAATCTGCTCTCTGGTCTGAAAAGTATCTTTCGTTTTTGTCTAAAGCTTCATTCGTAAACAAAATATTCATGGAATCATTCTCTTTTACTAGTTTTCTTAACGCATTAAAAACATCATGAATACCAGAGAAATACGCTTCTTTTGTTTTCTCTTCGTTCGTATTCAACTGACATCTCAACAAATAAAACAGATATACGGCATACATTATATACGGATTATAAAACGGTAATACAATATCGCTGTTGTTTCCACAACGAAAAACACGTAAGATCATACCGTTTTGATACACGGTATTCTGTTCTAATATATCTTGATCCAACATTTGTAACAAAGAACCTGTCAACATTTCCTGATTTTGTTGAGAGACCCTGTTTTCCATTTGTTCTATCGTTACAAAATTATCCGTATTCTTCTCTCGTTTCATTTCAATTACCTGTTGATACAGCAATTCATAAACTTCTTCAATCGTATTCAAACTCACATTGTTATTCTTTTCTTGTGTCCACGTGGCAATATTTCCTATTTTGTTTACCTGTTCGATTCGTGACTCAAAATTAATTTGTTTCCATGTGAACATCATTTTAATCGTATCTAAAAACGCCGGATTCAAATTACTCTGTAACAAATCCAGTTTTATCTCTGATGTATTGAAATATACTTTTAATTTCGATTCAAATAGAATCCAAGTATAAAGATTCGTAAAACATTCGATTAAATTTAAAAGCAGCACATATGATATACGTTCAGTTGTATTTTCTAACCATTTCCCAATCTCAGTATCTGCGTATAGTTTTCTGCAGATATTAACTGCATTTTCGTATCTAATTGAATTCACAACCACAAATGTGGTAAACAGTACAGCTATGTTGCCATCTTTTAACTCTTCGTAACGGCATTTGATGATCAACGATTTCATAAATGAACCTGTTTTGTTATACCAATTCGAGTTCATGTATTGGAAAAAGCCACAGGAAATCTTCTTTGTCTCTGTATACGATTCCTTATTGTCATCCATATAATACGAATTATCTGTATATTTCCACTCTTCAGAAAATCTCTGTAATTCTATAAACGTTTCTTTCGGAACAATACTATATTGATGATTTTCTTCCGTTTCTGACTGATTGCTCTCATAATCTGAATCTGAAATCAAAAGCAAATTCGTTGTAGGTAGACTGTCGAAAATCTTTATTGAAATGTTTCCAATCATAACTATTCTCTCTTTCTGTATGCATTATTGTAAATATGTGTCGAGACGAAACAAAGAAACATTGCAAGAATCTAATGCGCGACACAATATGTTGTGATATAATACTGTTAGCGAGAAACAACATAACACATATTTATGTTAGGATAATATATACATACGAATAAAAGGAGAGCTAAATGCTTATCCCTGTTTATGTACAAAAATTACAGGGATAAGTCAGTGGCGGACTTTTCTCTGTTTATATAGATTAATATACAAAAGAATGGAGAAAACCATATGACAATTTCAAAAGAGATGCTGGAAAAGATCGCATTACTCAGACCGATTGATGACGTTCTTTTTGCACAGCTCGTAGTAGATATCAGAACATGTCAAGAAATGCTTCAAAAAGTCATGAAAGATTCAAATCTTGTGGTTCTGACTGTTATTCCTCAAAATGTTGTACGAAATATCTGGGGACGTTCTGTTATCCTTGATGCTTTGTGTCGATTAGGCGATGGAACGACTTGTTGTATCGAAGTTCAAAGATCAAATAACGATAACCATGTACGCAGATCTGTTTTTAATGCAGCGAGTGTTATTGTTAAAGATTCAGAAACAGGAACTGATTTTAGTGATATTAAAGATATATATGTCGTATATATATCAGAATTCGATTTTCTCAAGGGGAATAAAACAATTAGATGATGGAAGCGATATCGCAGAACTAATGTCTTGTTTCTTACAGAGGCGAATACATAATACAAAGTTTCCAGAACTTTCTAAACGTATGACATATCTTAAAGAAACAAAAGGAGGACAAACCTATATGTGCGAAGTATTAAAAGAAATGTTAGATGAAAGCGAAATTAAATCAGCTATCAAAGCTGCGCGTCTTCTTAATGCATCTGATGATCGAATTATCGATATGTTAGAAACAGGGTATCATTTAACCAGAAAAGACGCGACTTATCAGTTAGACTTATATAAATCTGATAATTCGTTATCAATCAATTAACTAATTCATACGGTTAACGCCACAACCGTAAACAATATAAAACGCCGGGCATATTCTGTCTGGCGTTTTCTGATGTATCCTATATATATATAACATCTGTTCAGACAAACGCAAAAAAAGACACCAGAAACTAAGTCCTAGTGTCTTCTGTTCGTATTTCAAATCAAGGACTCCAGAGGCTAAAGCTTCTGAGTGTGAGGATTTGATTTATGATTATTGAACTACTAACGTTCAATAATAGACAGTGACTGGTTATGCGAAGCTAAAGCTTCGCGGTTTGAACCAGGCACTACGATATCAAAGATCCCCAAAGTCGTCGCCAAAATCGGCGCCATAGTCTTCATCATAGTTTTCGTTTTCGATATCTGCTTCGTTCTGTTCCATCTGTTTGCATTCTAAAGCTTCACGCATACTCTCCATCTCGTCTGCCGAGTATTTCGGATCTGCATAAACTGATACATCCAAACCTGTTTCCAGTCCATTTAAGATCTGATTCATTTGGTATTCGTTATAATCGAAATTTGCATAAATTGACACATCAAAACCTTCTTTGAATCCAGTTCGAATAACAGCCATCTGTCTTGAGTTATACTTTGGATCAGCATAAATTGATACATCTAATCCTAACTCCAGTCCTTTTTTGATTTCTATCATTTGTGCATAGCCATATTTCGGATCCGCATAGACAGACACATCCAGACCTTTTTCCAATCCATCTTCAATTACTTCCATCTGTAATGATTCAAACTTACGATCCGCAAAAATTGTTACGTCGACCCCGGCTTCTTGACCCTTTCTAATAATTGCTATCTGAGCCGGATAGAATTCGTCCTCTAAACGCTTACGAATCACACCCATCTGGATTACGCTACATTTCGGATCTGCATAAGCTGAAACATCCACACCGGATTCTAATCCTTTTATGATCTCACCCATCTGATAATGATCGAAACCCCAATCTACTAACTGCATCAAAGTTGCATTTTTTAACTGTTCTGTTGTGTAAACCATAATTATTTCCTCCATATTCTTGTTTTCTTAAATATGTGATGAACATCAATAACCTAATCGAGCTTAGCTACCATTTTGTAAACTAAAAGACAGTTCCATGTTTATGAAACTGCCTGTTTGTTTACGTCTTATGAAAGTCTGCGCATAAGTTCCGTTTCCTTCTGAAATAGTTCAAAATCGTAGTATTCCTTGAAATAAGACTCTACCTTAGATGCGAGTTCCATTGCAAACGGATAGTCATTTTTAAAGTTCTCTACCGGTACCGTATATTGTAACGATTCTTCTTTACTTACAAAATCTTCGAACTCCGATATGAATTCATCATAATTATTCGTAATTCCTCTAACATCGATATAATAAGTTATCCCGTTCCATATAGCGGTGCAGAAACAATGAATATAATCTCCGTTCTTTTTCTCGATCTTGTAAACAGTATATCCATATTTTTTATGAAGCAGTGTCGCAAACGTTGTACAATATCCATGTAGAAGGTCATATGTACTAAGTGGATTCCCATGAATATCGCAAACACTGATACAAATATTCTCAAGGAATCCAAAATCATCTGCACCATCTTTTTGCAACTCATCCAGTTCTTCATAAAATCCATTGTGTGTGTGTTCCATAGTCTCTCTCTCCTTTCGCCTTCTTCGTTTTGTGTTAAATATGTGCGAAATCTTCTTAGGCTAACAATTCCTAGTTATAATAATAACGACAGAAATGTAATTATCCATAAGAAACCAACTGCGAGCGAAATAAATATAAAAGGTATATCTTCAATTCCACATCCAGCATATAAATCATGACACGATATGATTCCTATGACTTCCATAACGATTGCAAATATAAACAAATCTTTGTCTGCTATTACAGCTGCAATACCATTTATCCATACGTTTAACAATGAATTCATAATACATTTACTCCTTATCTAACTGATCTGCACGCCAGTAGGCGACAGGTTTCAGTACAGGAGGACGTCACTTGAGGTTCGAAATACCGGGACATCGGGATCTTCTCTGAAGTTTCCATGCGTTTTTTATGGTATTCAAAGCTGTCTGTTGTAGTCTCTCCGTTGCAGAAACGTTCAAGACATCCCTACATGGTAGGTTTCACAGGACTTTTTCGTCCTGCAGTCTTACGGTCTCAGTTGGAACCGCAAAGAGTTATTTTCAAACTCTTTAATACTTATAAGGCTCACATTTTGGAAATCTCGCCAGGAAATTACAAAATATTTTTAATTATTTTGTATACGAACGGGGTTTCCTCTGCATGCACATAGGCGGCAGCTTCCACTCCTTATTTCTATGTGATGAAAACGCAATTCTGCTCAAGATAAGAAAAAATACGACGAGTTTTCAAGATTGTGAGCCTTGTTAATAGTAGATAAATAAATATTTTCATTCTAATTACACGTATGGTATGATGTTTGCAGAATTACATATCACATGAGGAGGAAACGTATATGTTTGGACAACGAAAACAGAAACGCGAAGAAGAACGACAACGAAAAGAATCTGAGGAGAAGGCAAATAAACACAGATATCTGTCGTGGTTTCTGGTATTTATTTGTGGAATCATGACAATCGCTTCAATACCAAGTTTTGCAATGGTTTTATTTGCAGCGGTGACGATCTTGCTGCTTCCAATCTCTAAAGTTGATGATTTATGGAATGATCTGCTTGGTGGCAAACCGAAATGGATTAAAGGTACATCATTGTGGGTTATCTTCATTATTGCGTGTTTAATAGCACCGACTTCGGACACAAGCACCACAGAAGTCGCAAACATACAACCGACCGAAGTTATAAGTATTGAATCGACTGAAACTATTGACACCGAATCAACTGAACTTGCGGTAGTTGAAACCGAAGTGACCGAGGCGCCTGCAACTGAAACGGAATCAGAAGCAGAGACTGAATCGGAAACAACAAACACCAAGAAAGATACAGCAACTGCTTCGACTGCGAAAGACAAAACAAGTAGCACTACTGAAACGACGGCAAAGTCACAGACAAGTACTGCTACGTCCGTTTCGTTATCGGATATTCCGGCATACTCTGGTAGTCCTTATGTTGCAGTCAATAATAATGTGCCATTCTTTACCGATAACGACATGACGACTACTGCATTTGAAACATACAGCAATCTTGACAACCTTAGTCGTTGCGGTGTTGCTTACGCCAATGTTTGTACCGAGATCATGCCAACGGAAGAAAGAGGCGCAATCGGTCAGGTCAAACCAAGCGGCTGGCATACCGTAAAATATGACATTGTAAGCGGTAAATATCTCTATAACCGTTGTCATTTGATTGGATATCAGTTGTCTGCTGAAAATGCGAACACAAAGAACCTGATTACTGGAACACGATACTTAAATACAGAAGGAATGCTTCCATTTGAGAACATGGTAGCCGATTATGTCAAAGAAACGAATAACCATGTCTTATATCGTGTCACACCTATGTTTGATGGAAACAATCTGGTTGCAAGTGGAGTTCTGATGGAAGCTAAATCCGTTGAAGACAATGGAGACGGAATCCTATTCAATGTCTACTGCTATAATGTACAGCCGGGCATCACAATTGACTATGCAACCGGAGACAGTGCATTAGACGGAACGGTACCGGAACAGACCACCAAAAACTCAGAAACAAAGAAATCAAGCAGTAAGGGTGCATCATCAGGCAGCAATAATACGAATTCAGGAAGTGCATCAAACGAAACACAGGCTGCTACTCCAGCACCCGCACAAACGGATAACAATACAACAGTACAGGAACCTCCGGCACCAACGCCAGCGGATACCACAAGCAATGGTTCTGTGATCGTACATATTACTGACACCGGCAGTAAGTATCATAACGCTGGGTGCCGCTATTTAAAGAGCGACAGGGAAGTGACACTGGATGAGGCAAAAGCTATGGGTTTATCGCCATGCAGCGTATGCAATCCGCCACAATGATTGGCTGATCTATGGTTAATGACTGGTGATTGAGTAAGCGAGAGCAAAAGAAGATGAATATGAATTGAAAACGAATGCGAAGACAAAAACAAAGACTGACTTGAGATGAGTCAGTCTTTGTTTTTGTCTTATTGAAGAAAGGGTTTTAGTTTGTGAGACCTGTGCTTTTAAAAACGCTGCTGTCTATTGTTACATTATTGTTTTTTAGAGCTGTTTCTAAGGCGGATCTGCTGGTATACGAAACGCCTTTATATGTGATAGTCGTTAACGATGTGCAGTTCGAAAATGAACCAGACAATATATTACTCACTTGATCTGGAAGAGTCACAGTCGTTAACGAGGTACAGTTAAAAAATACAGAATTATTTATTTTTTGTACACTATTTGGAATCGTAATATTCGTTAACGAGGTACAACCACTAAATGCATAAGAACTTAACTCTGTTACTTGATCTGGAATCGTAATATTTGTAAGACTAGAACATCCAGAAAATGCACTACCTCCAATACTTGTGACACTATCAGGAATCGTAATATTTTTCAAACTGGTCCAGTGACAAAAAGATCCGGTTCCAATTGTTGTAACACTGTCTGGAAGCACAATAGTTTCTATAATACTACTACCTATCGGATTATAAACAGGTCCAGAAAACCTCATTCCAGTTATTTTGTGTTTGACTCCTTTTGTGTCTGTTACATATGTCGGAATCACGACATTGACTGTCTCTTCAATTCCATATGTTTGGTAATCAGCTAAATTAAATTCATTAAGATTACTCCCATAACTTTCAATTCCAACCGCAAACTCAAAATTGCCACTCCAATCTCCAGACGTAAGTTCGTTTGCTACAATGTTACCTGTCGTGCTGCTCCCATCCGGAAGATTCACTTGATCGGCTGCAAACTCTGTAATATCCTGAGTGATCGTTCCAGTGACCGCAGCCTTTCCATTCGAATCCGTCAGTTGCAGGGTTGCATCAGGTGTAACGGTAACTGTCTCATTCCCGGAAATATCACCCTTTACTTTGACGTCATAGGTTGCACTCTTGTTCTGTCCTAATGTGATCGTCTTTGGAATGGTGACGGTAAAAGCGGAATCCTGTTCATATATAACAGTAGCTCCCTGAGTTCCTGTCGTTGTTGTTTCCTGTATTGTGTTGTCCGGGTTTTCGGCTGCCATTGTTGGAATCGTAGGCGTCATCGTTATCAACGCAGCCAGAACAAGCATACAACTCACTGCTTTTCGTTTCATAATATTTCGTTTCCTTTCTTTGTGTTCAGTATAAATTGTTTACGAGTAACAAGATAAATATGGTCTGAACACGAGCAGAGGAAACGAAAAGAACCGGAAACAAACCAACGATCCAGCAATGATGAGCTCAAGACAATCGCAAACATACAAAAAGAACCCAGATGCCTGTGATCCAGATCTGAGTTCTTGTTTGTTTTGGGTTCGATTATTCAGTTTGCTCAGTAGTCTCAGTTGTTTCTTCTGTAGACTCGTAGATAGGAGAAAGATCTAACTCGATTGGGTCTTGTCTATCTGCAAGCCATAAGTCCATATAATGATCGAAATCTGGAATATCTGTTGTTGCAACATACAACATAGGTCCGTAATCAGCGGAAAGTTTTGTTGCTTGCAATTCTGAGGACGCTTTGAATTCTATTTTGATGAATGTTTCTTTATCTGTTTTCCACCAGAAAGTGTAATTTTCACGATAATAAGGAACTCCCCACGTTTTCAGACAGTCTTCTAATGTTGTTTTGTAGTCGAACTCTAATCCGTATACATTTACAAAGGTCTGAACATTATGATTAATGAGACTTTGGTTCTCAATATGTCTTACTGTAATTTCATTGATCTCATTATTTTCATTCCAATCAAGTTTTACATTACTTAACTCCTCAGTCGCAACGAATTGTGGTAACGTCTCCTGTGTAACTCCTGGGAAAGCATCAGATATATCCGAATCATTATATAACATCGATCTTATTGCTTTTACACTCAAAACCGGAGCGTATTCCACCGTATCGACTTTAAAATCTTCATCTGTAATCTTAACCTCGCCGGTAGGGTTGGAATCGCTTACCCATGTCTTTGTGCTTTTTAATCCGAGCTCTTTTGGAAGCTCCAGATTCATGTCTTCTACAGTGTTACCGATATCAATCGTATATGGCTCGAAATCCGGATCATTTGAACTTATTATAATACCAGAAGACGTATCTACTGCGTTGTAATTTGAAAATCGTTCATAAGTTACATACATATGACTGTAACTGAATAAATCTACACTGTGATCAGAGTTTGGTTCTGGATCATAAAGAGAATGGACCTCGTAGTTTTCAAACCCTTTATCCGGTTCTATCTCAAATTGGAATCCGGCTGGCAGCATGTCTGGTTCCACTTCTTGTGTCTCTGTTTCGGTTTCCGCTTCTTCGCTTGCCTTTGTTTCGGTTACCTCCTTTTCGATGCCTGCCTGATCTGCTTTACTTTCTTTTCCTTTTGATCCGCATCCAGATGACAGTAACATCAAGCCTGCAAGCGAAAAACATAAGTATCTTTTCATTTTCATAACATTTTTCTTTCCTTTCTTTTGTGTCATAATTTCCATTATAGCTACACAGTTTGCAAAATGCAAATGTTTGAATTCTATACATAATAAGGCTCACAATTTCGAAAACTCGTCAACGAAAACACAAAAAGAAAATACCCCACTTGTTGTAAGCAGGGTATCTTCGTTTTCATTATTCAGTTTTCTACTCAAGGTTTACAAACTTGTTGTAAACAATGACGTTGACTACTTTACTGTTCCATTCCTCGTAACAGTATGTGGCTGAATTCTTGTTTGGCAGGTACGTTCGGTCAACAATGAACTCTGTCATGCATCCGGAAGCTTCCGTAAACAAACCTCTGGAATCCGTATGAATATCCGCTTTCAGGTCACCCATGATACACGGGATGACTGTTCCGTTTTCTAACACCAGGTCAAAATACTGACCAATTGCCGTGTTAAAATACGTTCCAACAGCAATCGTAAACCGTCCATCGTATACTCTGAGTCCGACTTCGTTTGTCTGGCATAACGACTGTAGTTTTGCCTGATTGGTATTCTTCCCAAACGCTTTGTATGGAAGTACCGTTTTTGTTGTATTTCCATCTGTGATCGGATACTCTTTGATCACTTCGTACGTTTCCGGTTGTTCCGTTGCCTCTGTCTCTGTCTCGGTTCCGTTTTCTTGGTTTTCGGAATCTACTTCAGATCCTTCTGGAACCGAAGATTCTGGAACCGAAGACTCGGCAACACTCGAAACGGAAACAGAATCTGATTCTGCTACTGCTTCTTCAGACTCTCCGTTTGCAGATTTTACAACATCTGCTTTATGTTTTGTAACCATAGCCTCATCTCGTGCGTTCCTGAGACTGGCTGTGATTCCAGCGTCCGTATGTATAGATCTTTCTGGTGTCAGGACTGATGTTATACCTGCAGGTTTAGTAACCAAAATTCCTGGGTTCTGAACCACAAGATTCTGAGCTGACACACTCATACCTCCACATAAGGTTACAAAAGTTACAATACCTGTACAGAGGTACTTAACAGCTAAGTTTTTCATAAAGTTCTCCTTTCCTTTTATCGCTGTTTTTATTCCCTCTAAATATGGGTTACGAACAGACAGAGTAATCGAAATGTTGTGCACAATGCCGAAACTGCAGCAAAATCATTGTGCATATTGCATGAATATCGAAACGCTGACAAAAAGAAAAGGATAAGAATTATCTCTCGTCCTCTTATCCTTTTCCTCAATTAGTGTGCTTTGAAGTTGTAAATAGGAGTAATCCTCTCTACGATCTCAACCGTATCCTTGATGTTTCCCATGATTTCATCCATTGGTTTGTATACGAATGGCGATTCGTCGATGGTTGATTCTGTAACTGAAGTTGAATAGATGCCAGACATCGAATCCTTAAAATCATCCATCGAAACAGCATCCTTCGCTTTGGATCTCGAAAGAATACGTCCAGCTCCATGTGGTGCTGAATAATTCCAGTCTGGATTTCCTTGCCCGATGCAGATAAGCGAACCGTCACGCATGTTAAGTGGAATTAATACTTTTTCTCCTGATTGCGCTGAAATGGATCCTTTACGCAGGATTCGATTCTTTGTGTCAATGTAATTGTGCACTGTCTGAAACGAATCCGTTACATGCAGATCCATAGCCTGGAGGATCTGGATTGCAATTACTTCCCGGTTTATCCATGCGTGTTCCTGAGCCAGTTCCATATCATGCAGATAATCATCGAAAATCTTACCGGTCACATAGGATAACTCTTTTGGAATCGAAGGTTTTTGTGCCCAGAATTTCTTGATCTCACTTTCGATTTCTGATGGTCTGCCTTCTGCTTTTAATCTGGCTACAATCTCCTGGATCTTTTCTTTGGATCCGCTTGCCTTCAGTGCCTTATATCCGAGTTCCTGATAATGGTTACAGATTTCGACACCAAGATGTCTGGATCCGGTATGAATTACAAGCCAAAGATTGCCATTCGTGTCTCTGTCGACTTCAATGAAGTGATTTCCACCACCGAGCGTCCCAAGAGAACACATCGCTTTGTCTACATTCACCGGCGCCAAAACTTTGTCTACGTTTGAGGTTGCGATCGGGTGTTCATGGATATTGAATCCAGCTGGTACATACTGGCTAATTGCAGCATCCAATAACGAGAGATCAATGTCTGTTTCCTCAAGCTGCAATGCATACATTCCGCACCCAATATCGACGCCTACTAAATTTGGCACTACCTTGTCTGCTAACGTCATTGTAGTCCCGATTACACATCCGCTGCCTGCATGACAGTCCGGCATGATCCGGATCTTACTTTCGGCAGCATACGGCTGGTTCAACAATCCGATTACCTGACTGATCGTCTCCTGATCGATGTTGTCCGTAAATACTTTCGCATCTCCGTATTTTCCTTTAAGCTCTAACATATTTGTTTCCTCCTTTTGTTTGTTATTCATTTTGTTATCCTAAATATGTGAGAAACCAAGACACACAAAAAGAGACCAGGATTTCCCAGTCTCTTTCTCTTTGTTTTAGTATGCAGTTGTGAATGACTGTTACAAGATAAGCTCTTTCTCGACTACGATATCAGGTTCGGTATCAAGATAAATTCCCTTATCCTGACAAACTACCTCATCCTTATCCTTATCCTCATCCTCAATTTCCGCCCTTTCAATCTGCTTCATAGCATAGGCATCATCTGTATAGATTATAGGTTCTGGTGATGACTTTGTTTCGATGCCTGAATAAACGGAAGCTAACTGTTTCCGGCGTCGATGCAATTTTCCTGCCACAGCGTCTCTTCGGTCTAATGCTTCATCTGGTCTTGTTTCGTTTTCCACGATTCCTGACATATAAATGCCTCCTATCTGCTGCAAAAACCTGATTCTAAAGGTCGTAATGTTTTTTCATCAATGACTGCGAAAACGACCCGCTCGAATGCTCCCTTGTATTTATCTGTCAACAGATAATTATACAGAGCTCCCAAAGTTTCCGGATTCTGTCCGAAAACACCACACCCGAATGCGCCAAGGATCAATGTTTTAACTCCGTTTTTGACTGCTATGTCAAGAATGAAAGTCATGCGGTCCAACAATGCATTTCCATTCATCTTCTGACTACCACCTGCTGCCAGGTATTCGGATGCGTTTGGTGCTGCACAAGTGATCACATCGCAACGTTTCTCCTCTCCTTCTTCATCACGGAAAAAGACAATGCCCGGTGAGTATAAAGCGCGATTACTATAAAGGCATCCTACTGATGATAATGCGTGTTTGTTCGCAAAGTAGTAGGATTCAAGTTTTCGATCGCTAATAACCGGATACAAAGTGCTTTCCAGACATAATGCTTCTTCCTGAGCCATGGCTCCGTAAATGAATCCGCCACCTGGTGTTGTGAAGTTTGCGAAATTCAGGATTGCTGTGTCTTTGTCTGCATATTTGAAAACTGCAGATACAGAATCCGTCTGCTCGAAAACAAACTCGGTTTGCAATGATCCACGTTCTGGATAAATCAGTGCGCTCGAATCGTATACCTTTGTTCTGTCGATGCTGTCCTTGATATCTAAGGCATACTTGGTTTGAATCATGTTCACGAAAATCTCTCTTTCCATGTTTTTGATTCTCTCTGCGCTGTTTCCAAATCCAAAATTGTTGTAAATGTTCATGTTTCGTCTCCTTTTCTTTGAATACGTTTATTTGTTATTACTAAATATGGGATACGAGATGGAAGACAAAAACAAAAGAGACCGACATGTACGACGATCGTCTACCATGACAACGCTTACAAAAACAATAGAACTCCAAGAATCATGATAACAATAACCAGAAACACGGTCAGTATCGTTGGCTGTCCCGTTCTCTCATAAGTCGTAACCTCTTGTTTCGGAACCAGTATAACGCGTGCTTCTTTTTCGGTTCTTAATATAACATCTCCATTATTTTCGCCGACCTTATGAGCACGCAGAGGCTGGTTCTTTAATGCCGGATCCGCTATTTGGTCCCCGTATGTCTGGGTTACCTTAGAATCCATCCGGACGGTAGGTCTATGAAACCTCGGGGGACGAGTGTTGGCTTCGAAATCCGTCTGCTGCTCTTTGTTCTCATCCTTCTCAATCAGTTCAGTTGGTTTTAAAGATCCTCTATTCATCTTAATACCTTTAACTAGCCATATTCGGAGACCCGCGACTCATGATAATAGAATGCTAGTTCTATTATATCAGTCATGGGAGGAGCACTCCTGGCTATGCCGCTACCTTTCTTTGTTCTGTTAAATAGTGCTTTGATTTTTCGACCAGCTGTAACTTCTTACAACTGATACTTCCTTTATTGACTTTCGTACCATCCAAAGTACGGATATCGAAGAAACCACTGCTTCTCCTGCCGAATATAAAGTATTCCTGGTTCTGATACTTTACTTTGTCAAATAACCGGTATCCATTCACCAGATATGCAGCCTGGTTGCGTTTCCGGATTCCGCCTTTAAGGATGGTATTCTTATGTATCTGTCTGTTGTGGCAGCGGACTTTCTTCTGGAAATAATAATGACCTAAAGGTTTTGCTGCCGGGTTACCACTGATACACCTTGCATCGACATAATGTTCTTTCGGTAATCCATGTTCAATACGTGTGTTCTTTGTGATATATCCATAGGTATTGATTACTTCGACGCCAAATGGAGTATACAGTTCTTTTAACCTGTCATAGAACGCCCATCGCATGATACCCATAAAAGCTGCGTCACGGAATCTCATACCACGATGTATCTCCTTTGGCAGTGTGATGACGCCTTTGTGATAAGCTTTGTGACAGGTTTCACACAACGTAATGAGATTGTTCGGTGCATTCCCACCGGTCTTTCTGCTTTCAATGTGATGTACGTTTAAGATATTATCTTTTGATTTCCCTTTACAGCACTGACAGGTGTGTCCATCCCGGAATAATACATATTCCCGAACATTCCAGAAATCAAGCTGTTCTCCGTACTGGTATTCAGCGCCTTCGATCTCCGGATTTTTGATCTTTTGGATGTCAAAACTGGCAGTCTCGACGATAATCTTTGTCACAGGAAGAATCTTCATTACGTTTTCCACAACTGTGACATGAGTCTTGATCTTCTGCCTGATACTCGGAGCGAGCCACCCATCCGGTCTTCTTCGGTTATCAAGACGAGGTTTTCTATACCTGGTCTTTCGGTTCCTGCGGCTGCGTCTTAAGGCTCGTCTTCCGGAAAGCAGTTCCACGATGTCATTCCTTAGAACAACCTCAGACTCGTATAATACTTTTGATTCAGTCGTTGCAGAAACTCCAATTGTTTTACTTCCTGCATCAATGCCAAGATTTATATTCTTTGTATGAGTCGTGCTCTCATACTGTAACTGTATGGTAAACGGACATTTCTTTACTACTTTTGCCATCCCGGACTTTAACATCCTTTTGACTTTACCGTGCCTGCATGTCGGCATAAGCGGATGTCCGTCCTGTCCTAACACATATACCATGTCAGACACTCCTTTCTGTTGTTAAATTGTGTAACTTTGTGTTGTAAACCAGTGTCACACAACTGTAGAATGAACAGATATCTTTCAGTCTGCTCATTTTATACCTTCGCCAATGTTATCCATAGTTTCCTGTCAGCAACACTGTTCCTACCCTTTGGAACTGTTTAATCACTGACCTCAGAGCTGCAGACTAGGTATGACATCTGCAGGTGACTATCACCGGGATTAAATTCCCTATTTATGGATAACGTAGTTCTCACACGGAAATACAATGTAAGAACTGAGGCTAGTCAACCAGGACTTTTTACAAGCCCGTCACTTTAGTGATTGGTAGTTGACCATAATCCCTTTCTATACACTCCGGAACGTTTTAGGTCCCGGAGCTTGTTAACGTTTTACTCGTTTCTCTGTTTTGATTCGTCTTCAATGGTTAACGGGTCGTCATCCTCAATACGGTCATCATGTCCGTCAAAATCAAGATCCATCATGAATCCGTTATATCCAAAGATTCGTTCGCCAGTAACTCGTCCCTGTGCTCTTGCTTTCTCTAATTCCGCGAACTGAAGTCCAAGTCTTCTTACTTCTTCGTCACCCATGTCAACTACATTATTTACAAGGCGAACGTACGCATCTGCAAGGTCTTTGTCTGTCTTCTCAAGTTTCTGTGTTCCAAACTGGATCGTCTGCATCAGCTGGCTGTAAATGACAGATCTTTTTTGATCATCAATCATCTTTTTCATCTCATCCTGCATACGTTTCTTTTCTCGTTCCCATTCAGCGCCTTTCGTATGCATCTTATTGATTCGTTCCTGCATGTGCTCAATTTCTTCGGATGCTCTTCGTTTTTCAATAAGCTCTACTTTTTGTCTACCAACCTGTTCCTGCAGTTGTTTTGTATAGATCCGGAGCTCATCCTGGTCTTCTGGGAGTGGTTTGCGCTCATTGGCTACGATCTGCTGGGCTTCCTTTGGTGATAAATGTTTTGCAATCGATCCGGAAGTGCCTCTTTTGTAGCCCATATCCGCAAACGATGAAGCGAAATCTGATTGCAGTTTTGCAAAGTCCTGGAAAGCAAAGTAATCTAAATACGAAAATCGTTTAATTCCTCTTTCGTCTTTCACGATCGGTGTACACTGTACATGGATGTGCGGCATCGATTCATCCATATGTAAAGTGGCTAGTAATACATTATCGGAACCCATTCGTTCGTTTACCCACTCAAGTGTTCTTGTTTTCCATTTTTCAAATTCTTCCTGATCAGCTGGCAGTCCGTATAATGAGACGATCTCATTTGTATTCGGGTCACGATACTGATCCATTCCAATCTGATCACAATGTTCTCGGAAATACTTGTAATTGACTTCCGGATGCTCAATCCGATTTCCATCTTTGTCCGTGTGATACATTTTGACGGCTCCTGGGTATGTCATACACATATCCACAATATTGACGGCATTCTTTCGCACACGCTCTCCGTCTCCGTAACGAAAATCAAAATCCTGTTTTGTTGTTGTTTCGTAACTGTCGCTTTCTTTCTTTCGGTCATATTTCCGGACACGGCTCCACTCGGCGTCACTGATCTGTTCTCCAGTTACTTTTTCCATAGCTGTTTTCATGACGTCCATTCCTTCGTGTCCGACTAAGATTTCGTTATCTTTACTTCTTGTGTAATCAATATGCTTCGGACCCTTATCCATTGCCATTGTTGCTTTGACTTCCACATCTACGGGCTCATTTGTTTTCGGGTCCAAAAAAGCGAACCCGCCTTTAAAATTTCTGGTGTAGTGTTTTGTCAGTCCGGTTACAATATTCTTGGATGTCATTGGTTCGACATGGATGTATGAAAATCCGCTTCCTGTTGCATTCATATTTGTTTTCCTCTTTTCCGGTGCCAGACTGATGGATTGCGAGTGATGGGGTTAACTACTTCGGCACCAAAATCAAACCCATCTCCATCTGCTACTAAATATGTGCGGCATGGATACAAAGTAACAGAACAACTAGTAGTACAATGACTACTACATCACTAAAACATATAGTAAGTAATGTTGAAAACATCAGGAACCCAGTAATAACACACTGTTATTACGGAAACTTACTGCTGCTTTCTGGTCTTTGCTTTCCCTCTGTCTTTGTTTCCCTCTGTTTTATGTGCTTTTATTTTGTTCCTTTCTTTTGCAACCGGTGTTTGTTTCTTGTTTTTGCAACCCATATCTCGTTCTCCGTTTTAGTCCACCCTCTCATCTTAGTTGCGCTTCGTTTTGCATACCGTCATTTTAGATCCTCATCTTTGACTGCTTTCTATCTGCTTGGCAAACACATTTCTCGAGATCCAATCAATGGTATGCGTACGCTTTTCGCACCCGGTGTTTGGTCTCCGCTTCTTTTATATCCTCATTTCTATCGATATCATCTAGCTGGTATGCTGCATTGGATACGAATGGCGAGGAGACGATATCCCAGGTGCTGACTTCCTTTCGGAACCAGTTATCTCGTTTTCTATCACACCAATATCATCTAGGTGGTATGCGCTTGTGATCTTTAATTCTTGATATCAGATATAGCGAAAACTACTCATCCGGTTCTACTCATCCGCATCCAACGTATTCTGATCCCGATCATAAGTACACACACTTTCCGCACGTACGATCACACATCGTTTTTTGCTCCGGTCTTTTGTATCCGTTATGTATCACTGATTGGAACCTTATTCTTCTGGATACGATATTTAGGAGCCGAATACATGCTATATCATCTAGGTGGTATATCAATTATGTGCCGGTATTTTTGAGTCCCATGATCCTGCAGCCCTTATTCAGGATCCGCTCTTTATATGTCTCACATGTTCTGTATACGGCTTATCTGGGATCTAAAGGCATTTGTTATCCAATTGTCTGGCTGCTAGTTAAATGGGCTCTACGGGGCGTATACGAGTTCACATAGGCACTCTTTTGGTAACCTGTCATTCTGTGTCCGTCCTTGTCGTTTGCAGGTATTAGAAGGCGCATATTCGGACACAAAACATTCCGGTTACAGATTCTCCTGTAATCCAATTAAAATGGCTCTACGTGGTGTATACGGGTTCACAGAAGCATCCGTTTGTATCGATACCGGCAGCAGTATGCAGATGATAAGGGAACAGCAATGGATGCAGAACGTCTGAAGTCACATCAAATGTGCACGAGGTAGTTGGTTATCAGCTAGATGATATACGGATATATTTGAGTACTGAGTTTGGTAACTGAAGTATCGGATCCAAATATGAGATACCAACTAGATGGTATTATGCAGATCCGGAATGTTTTGGCACCGGATATTCGTATGCAGATATATAGAATCAGACTGTGATATATAAAACAGCATACATAGAATAGGTGTCAGATATCAGTTAGATGATATGAATGTGTGTCCGGTTGTTTCAGATATCGATCATTCTGGTATCAGGTTATTGGTATGCGGTATATAGAGTTCGGATTATTTAGTTACCAGCTAGATGATATCGATACAAACGGACACGAAAACAAACTGGTATCAGCTAGATGATATATGGGCGGTATCTGAGTGCTGATCCGAAATATCGGCTAGATGATATTTAAAACATATGGATCCAGGTAATGATACCGAAAACAAGTACCTGCTAGATGATATACAGAATGATACGGATTCCAAGTTCCGTACCCAGAAGAAGTACCAACTAGATGATATGGAATATGTGGGTACGAAACACCGAATCCGAAAACGGAATACCAGTAAGCCGGTATGTAAAGATTCTGACCTCGTTATATCAGCATACCAGCAAGCCGATACCTAATATATTATTTCCAGAATATCAGCGTACCAACAAGATGATATAACAATGGAATCTGTGTCCGGATAAGCGTATCACAAAGCTGGTATGCGATTGAGAGGATAATGAGCGGATACAAAACAGCGGACACGAAATGATGGCAGATAATGTTAAGGTATCGGGTTATTGGTATGCGAAAGAAATAGAAGGCTAATAAACGAGGCAACAGATAAGAGGAGGAGAAAGATACTGTGGTTGCAAATAAGGTGACCAAAACAAACAGGTTTCAAAAACGAACCGCTGCAAAAACAGCAGTGGTCAAAAACGATGGAGATGAAAAGAAGAGAACAAAAACAAAGACCACGGAGAGGAGCAGCACGACATAGGAAACCTATGTCTGGGTCACTGATGTTTACAACATTACTTACTATATGTTTTGTTTTCATAGCTGTCATTGTAATAGTAGTTTGTATTCGTTGTTTCGAATCTCGTATTTTCAGTTCCAAGCAAAGCCTCAATCAGCCGGATTCTAAGCCCGAATACGATCCTCTGGATTACCTCTAGCACGCCATAATTATAAACTACTATAGTACATTATTACGTAGTAAATGTTTTACTAGTGGTTTATTCACTAGTAGTTTAACTACTAATAGTTTGTTCGTTGTTTACAAACACTTTTGTGTATAAGAAAAGAGCCTGCTATTTTGCAGACTCTAGTATCGAGCATACATTTGTATACTCAGTGCAGCTTCTTTCAATTCGAATAATAGTTCTCCGATTGCAAAAGTCGGAACCGGATCATCGTTTGTATCCGTAGATTTTTGATGCCCATGATTTTTGAACCTAATATCACAAAACGATTCTGATACTGACACGGTTATTTCTCACTCTCTTCTATTTTCAGTAATCGATCCATAAGAAATGGCATCTGTTTACTCAGGATACGAATGTCAGAATTCACAAAGATATTGATTTCTTTTCCGAGTTGTCTGTATCCATCTTTCAGTCTCTGCGCAAACGCAATTGCGAATACAGAAACTACTTGTCTATATTTTTCATTCAACGCAGAAGTATCAAGGCAGATAAGACGATTGAATTTACAGAGCTCCGAAAACGATAAGAAAGCACGATCTCCAGAAAACCAAAAGCGATTACAAAAATCCGTCAACATAATGCATATTTTTGAAATATTTTGCAAATAAGTGTTGACAAAAATGAGAATCCTTGTTATATCCTAAGTGGAGATACCAATATGTGGTATGCGAATACGATATTGGTACAAATGCTGGCAACAGAAATAGGGACGAATAAGATCCCATATACGGCAGCGGATCAGCCAAATGAAAAAGCCGCAAAGATAGTGTCCCATTTCACAGGTGGTATAAATGGGCATGAAAAAAGGGAAGCCTGATCATGAAATCTCAAAGAATAGTATTCCAAGAGATAATTCTTACAGATTGCGAGCTGTAAGAAAACAAACAAACGAAGACAAAAAAAAAGACCTTTGATTTCGCAGATCAAGGTCTTTTTCTTTTTGTTTACAAAACTACCGTTAACTCAATCTGTTTACCCGATTATAGTACGCAGAAGCATTTTCGAACTTCTTTGTGTTAACGTCATAATGGTAAACTTCATCTGAAAGAAAATCAGATTCCGACACTTCAGTCTGATTAATCTCTCTCACTGTGTTTTGCAGATCTTCTACGGTCGATGTGCCGTCATCAGCGAGAAGAATAAGCTCATGGATAGATGACGGAAGAATATAGTAGCTACCGCCAACAACTGCCGCGGCGTATTCAAAGAACTCCGGATACATAAGCACTTTTGCTCCAAACTGGTAATCAGATACGGTCGCGACATACATCGGAATTTGGTCCAATCCTTGTGGATCTAATTTATACATACTGGCAATAAAAGAACCAATAGAAGATACATGTATTGGCTGTTTATTGATTGTATTTGCGACTGCCTGTTTCTTAATCTGATCTTCTGTGTACCCAATCGCATCTAAAGTATCATTTGGAATCATAATGATATGATGTTTCTGTCCCTCTGTTTCCGTACTCATGAAACAATAGATGACTGCAAGATCTTCCAGTTCATCATGAACAATTTCTTCGATATCAGGAACCTTGCTTTTTGGAAGCACAACAAGACTCACAAGACTCGATTCATTTTCGATAACACAATTCATTTTGACAAGACTCACAAGACTCAATTCATTTTCGGTAACACAATTCATTTTGACTTCTGGTTTCATGCATTTGTCCTCCTTGTATGCGTATACTTTTTGTTATCCTAAATATGGGATACACAATGCAGAACTATTTACTAATCGTCGCTCGTCAGTCAGCACAGATAGAAACAGACACGAACGCGCGCAATACATCGAGTGGCAGATATCCTCGGAACTGGTTGATCAAATCTGATCTGGACTTTTCTTGTTTTAATTCAATACCGAGAGTCCCATCTATTGTCTGCTCACTAAAGAAATCAGCATAATCAGTCAACACAGAGTCTGTATTCGATTTGTCAAAAAGGACCTCAGCATCTTTGCGGATCAAACCTACAGCTTTGTCACCATAGTCATAAATCTGTTCGTATGTTAGAAATCTGTTTCCATTCTGTTTCATGGATTCGATAAATGCGTTTGCAATAACATCGTCCATACCAATATAATAACAATTCATATATTTCCCTCTTTCTGTTTTTCGGATTTCGGACACGAATTTAATCATTAACCTGACAAACTTCCCTCATCCTTATCCTTAAATTGTGTGGACAGGGATTTTCACCCTGTATGACTCCGCTCACACTACTTACTTTCCTATACCAGACGCGACATACATTTACGAAGATGCGTGCCACTACTACGGAGTCCCTCCCTGCGCGTCTACATATTCCGCCACCACACAATTACTACCATTGAGACGTTTTCGATTTCTCTTTAGCGACTCTACGTACATATTCCCAAGATGTTTCAAGTCTGTTTGCTTTTGCATCATAATGATACAAGACGTTCGTCAGATAATCATCATGATTTAATGCTTCGTCGCCCAAAAGCATGTCCTGAAGTTTATCACTCAAATAATCGGCGCTTACTGCAACTTTATCGTCTACTAAAATGATCTCGTGTACGGAAAATGGTAAGACGAAAAAACTACCACCGATTGTCTTTGCTGCCTGTTTCAAAAAGTCTGGATATACCAAAACAGAAGCTCCAAATTGTTTTCTGGCATTTGAGACGACATAAATGGACTTGTCTTTCTTTTTGTCACCAATCTCGAAAACATTAATAGGCGTAATATTGATCCAGGAATCAAATTCTGTTTCACTACCCTGGATTTCAACCAGGCTTTTCATAACTGCCGGATTGTTTTTAGCTGCATTTTCGAACACGTCTGATTTGAATTCATACTCTGTGATATTCAGTGCATCTAGTGTCTGATCTGTAATGATGGAATTGTTTTTCGTTCCAAGACAGAATACAGCACACATTCCACCAATCGGGATATGAATGGCGTCGTAAATATGCAGGTCCGGGAAAGCACAACAAAGAGCTTCTCCTTTATCACGCGGAACCATCCTGATTGTAATCTTATCTTTAATCAAATCATATTTTAAACTCATGTTTTGTGTCCTCCATTTTTGTGAACGAATATCCCGTATCCCAATAATGCAAACAATCATGCGTTCACACTATCAGGACACGAAATCTGAACTGTAACCTATTACCGGATCCGACGAAGATAATCGTCTGCAATTTCAAACTTATGAAATTCCGCATCGTAATGATACAGGCTATCAGAGAGAATCTCATCACGCGCAAGAATTGTTTTGTTTACCAGTTTGATGTCGTTTTTAAACTTATTGATATCGTCGTCGCTCAAATTACCGGAATCTTTAACAAGAATTAATTCGTGAACAGATGACGGTATCACATAATAACTTCCACCAATGGTTGCTGCAGCCTGTTCAAAGAATCCTGGATATGCGAGTACACATGCGCCAAACTTTTTACTTGGAACTGAAGCTATATACATCTCACTTGTTGCTTCATCTTTCGGAATCGAAATTCCAATAATCGACTCGATTTCGGAATCCATAGATTTGATAACTGCTGGATTTCTTGTCATGGAGTTCAGAAGTGCATCGTTTTCGATCTGTTTGATACTTATAGCATTCAAAACTGGAATTGCCTTCATAACTTCACCAAGATCTCTATTATCTGCATTTATAAAATATACAATTGCGATATCTCCAAGTACCCTATATTTTGTTCCCGCCAGTACATCTCTATTGTATTTTTCTGATATAGCATTAACCTCAAGCAGGTCTTTAATGGAATCGTAAATATTATTAACGTTCATAATTTTCCTCCGTTTTCGTTTTCTGATTATCATAAGGCTCACTTTTCGGAAACCTCGTCAGGAATGCGATAATTTCTTTTAATCTTTTTCAAACACACATCATCCGCATTCTCCGATTCATTTCTAAATATGCTTGCCTAAAAAACAATGGAAAACCAAGATTCGTATCCTGTATTCTGGGCACAAAAATAACCAGACCAAGCACGAAGTATAATCCTGTAGTGCCACAAAATTGCGGATACAGGTCACTCGAGTTTTCTTCGTGAAAGATCTGGTTTAAAGTATTACGGAGCTGCTGGCAGCATATCATATCCGGTTGCGAGTCCGTTTACGATATGCCGTTTACACATCTCCATTTATGTCATATCAAAAATAAATATGGGTTAAACGAATATTGGTTAACAAAGGTGTGCCAACATCCAAGCATACAAGACTGCAGTTGTATCCGGTTGTTTTCGAATACACAGTCGTTCGTATATACCAGGTTGTGTTTGTCTTTTAGAACCTCAGTCATCCCGTAATATTAGAACACGGTTGTTAGTATACGATTATTTTTGTATTCTAAATATTCCGGATACGAAATATTTTGTATACTAATATTTTGTATACTAAATATTTAGTATTATATATATATTATATATATTTAGTATTCTAAATATTAGTATTCTAAGCATTAGGATCCGATTAATTAGATTCCGTTTTATATCGGATTCTATTTTTATTTCGGATTCTATTTTGTCTTCATTACTAGTATACAATTACTGGTATTAGAATACTACTATCACAAAAAGAAATAAATATAAAGATTACAGTTATGGTTAAATATATAAGTTATCTAAATCCTTTACACAGAGATATAATATATAATACTAAGTCTTTGTATACTAAACTTTGTATACGAGATTTGTATACTAGTTTTGTATTCCAAGCTTTGTATTCCAATCTTTGTATTCCAATCTTTGTATTCCAATCTTTGTATTCTAAGTTTTGTATTCCAATCTTTGTATTCTAAGTTTTGTATTCCAAGCTTTGTATTCCAAGTTTTGTATTCCAAGCTTTGTATTCCAATCTAGTTTTGTATACCAAGATTTGCATTCTGGATTTCGGTACGGTGTTAACAAAATCCGCATTATTTCAATTTGTCTGACGAGATTTTCGAAAACTGAGCCTTGTTAGGTTCAGAAAACGTAAAAAAACAAAAAAACGTATTTGTCTGAATAAGACTCGGAACATATTTAGTTCAAACAAAGAAAATCAGAAAAGGAGGACACAAAATGAAATGGTTACGAAAAGGTGCTTATAACACTGTGAAAGAACTTGTACAAGCGAATACCGGCATGAGTGCAAATGATCTTGCGTATGATGCACGTAGTTATTATTACCCAGGAATCAAAGAAGCAGCAGAATTATTCATGGACCACATCAGACACGGATCAAAAATTCTGGTATGGTGTGATTATGACACAGATGGAGTTGACTGCAAATTCATCATGAGTTATACCCTTGCGCGTCCAATGAAGATCCGCAATATTGAAATCCTTTGTCCGGGACGCTACAGTGACGGATACGGAATCAAGCCATCTATCGTGGAACAGTTTGCAGGTACTGATCTTTTAGTGCTCTGTGATAACGGGATCGCAGCAATCGAAGCTGTTGACCTTGCTCGTGAAATGGGAATGGATGTCATCATCCTCGATCATCATGATCCAAGAGTAATTGAAGGACAGGTTGTCATGCCGAATGCGAATGTAATAGTCGACCCACATCTTACCGGTGGATATATCATGGACGGGACTGGAAATCAGATTGGTGAATTCAGGGATCTTTGCGGTGCTGGAATCACATGGTATTTCACCCATGAAGTCCGGAGCATGTGTGACTGGATGAGTGATAAACAGAAATGGTATCTCGACCAGATTGCTTACATCGGAGCTACGTTTGGTACTGTCGGCGATGTCGTTGACCTAAAAGACGACAACAGGAGAATCGTTAAACAGGGTATCACAAACCTCAACAAAGGCATGGGAACTTCCGGAATCAGACAGCTTATGTACAAGCTGTATCTGAACAACGTATCGAGTATGGATATTGGCTTCCTGATCAGTCCGATCATTAACGCCAGTGGGCGACTCGAGGATACCGGAGCAAACCGTATTGCAGCACTGCTCTGTACGGATGCGAACGATGAGGGCGCAAAAAAAGCTCTGTATGTTGAAGTTGACCGGGCAATTGACGTTAACAAGAAACGGAAAGCGATGACAAAGGAGTCTGTTGAGCGTGTTGTTGAGAATTACGAAGCAAACGGCGGAAACGATCCGTTTATCGTCTGCTATGATGAATACACGGTTTCCGGAATCGTCGGGCTCGTAGCTTCAGAACTCGTAAATCGATATCACAGACCAGCCCTGGTGTTTGCACCATCTGGAAAAGACGACGGTGTTATCAAAGGATCCGGACGTTCGGTAGAAGGTATTGGAATCAAAGGTCTTTTAGATCAGGTTCAGCAATATTTGACGACATACGGTGGACATCCGATGGCATGTGGAGCAAGTCTTTTGATCGACAATCTGGATGCTTTTGGAGACGCAGTCAACGCAATTACACCTGTTCTCGATACAAGTGACGCCATTATGTACGACCTCGAATGTGCTTACACTGAAGCGGCGACGAAACTTGCAGAACAGGAACAGTTTGAACCATATGGTGCTGGGAATCCACAACCTGTTTACCGGATCAATGGCGTCGAACTTTGTGAACCTGAATATATGGGCGGTAATTCGCAGCATGTCAAGTTCCAGACAAAGGACGCCGACATCTTGTGGTTCGACGGACGAAAAGCTTACGAAAACCTTGGATCTCCAAAGATGGTAGATATGCTTGTAACGATGAGCTATCACGAATTCAAAGATCAGGTTACCGTACAGATGCAGATCATTGACATGAAACCTGCGGATTAAGAAAAAACAAAATAGAGTCAGCCACAAACTGGCTCTATTTTTTTTGTATTATTTGTTAATTTCCTGACGAGATTTCCAAAAAGTGAGCCTTATCGTGGATGTGAAATACATATAGACAAGTATTGGAACCAAGATTTCGGCAACACAATTTCAGGTATCATCATTGATACTCTTTCACATCTTTTGCCATAGTTCTGGCAACCAATCATACAACTCACTAATACCAACGGGCAAGCCCGTGGGTTGCAATAATAATATTGTAACCATTGATGAGTAGCTTGAGTGAAACTTATTATAAGTTGAACTACGTTAAGAGAGAATATTTGCATAGTTACCTGTGGATGTAGTACCAAGTCTGCAGCTCTAAGGCATGTGGTTAAACAGTTCTGTGGTATAGGAACAGTGCTCCATGTAAAAACCTCTCATTAACATTGGCGATGGTACACAAACCACTCTTCGGAGTGAGTAACTAAAACTTTTAAGGTTTTAAGAAGGGAGAAATACGTAATGGTTTATGTATTAAGTCAGAACGGACAGCCTTTAATGCCTACGGAAAACCATGCTAAAGTGCGTGTTTTCCTAAAGCAAGGTAAAGCAAAAGTAGTACAAAGATGTCCGTTTACCATACAACTACTGTATGAAAGCACGACTCATACACAGAAAATAAATTTAGGTATTGATGCAGGAAGTAAAACAATTGGTATTTCTGCAACGACTGACTCAAAAGTATTATACGAGGCTGAGGTTGTTCTAAGAAATGACATCGTGGAGCTGCTTTCCGGAAGACGAGCCTTAAGACGCAGTCGCAGAAACCGAAAGACCAGGTATAGAAAGCCTCGGTTTGATAACCGGAAGAAACCTGACGGATGGCTCGCGCCAAGTATCAGACAAAAGATCGAGACACATGTCACAGTCGTGGAAAACATCACGAAGATCCTTCCGATGACAAAGATCATAGTTGAGACCGCCAGTTTTGACATCCAGAAGATCAAAAACCCGGAGATCGAAGGCGCTGAATACCAGCACGGAGAACAGCTTGATTTCTGGAATGTTCGGGAATATGTATTATTCCGGGATGGACACACCTGTCAGTGTTGCAAAGGGAAGTCAAAAGATAACATTCTGAATGTGCATCACATTGAAAGTCGAAAGACTGGCGGAAATGCACCGAACAATCTCATTACCCTGTGTGAGACCTGTCACAAAGCTTACCACAAAGGCATCATCACACTGCCAAAGGAGATACATCGTGGTATGAGATTCCGTGACGCAGCTTTTATGGGTGTCATGCGATGGGCGTTCTATGACAGGTTAAAAGAACTGTATAATCTACTGGGCGTCGAAGTGATCAATACCTATGGATATATCACAAAGAACACACGTATCACATATGATCTTCCAAAAGAGCATTATGTTGACGCAAGGTGTATCAGTGGCAATCCGGCAGCGAAACCTATGGATTACTATTATCTTCAGAAGAAAGTACGCTGCCACAATAGACAAATACATAAATGTAAAATAAACAAAGGTGGAACCCGGAAACGCAACCAGGCTGCATATGAAGTAAAAGGTTTTCGATTATATGATCAGGTTCTCTGGAAAGGACAAAAATGTTTTATTTTTGCCCGCAGATCTACAGGACGTATGGACTTAAGACTTTTAGACGGAACACATGTAAATGCATCAGTGGGATACAAAAACCTGAAGCTATTAAGTATGCGTAAAAATTATCTTATAGAACAGAGAAAGGCAGGTTAAAGGCAGTTCCTCCCACGGGCAAACCCGTGACTTTCCCACCTAAAAGTATTATGACAAAAACAGTATTAGTTTGCGAACATCCGGCACATATTTAGTTTCAGAACGAGAAAAGTTGTGTCTAAAGTTGTGCCTAAAATTACGCAAACAGGAGGAGGGAGCCAATAACTTTGGCGGAAATTATTATGACCACAATAGAGACACAATTTGAATCACATTTACAATCACAGGTTAACAGAGCAATTATCACAGGAAATTGGGCACAGATAAGATATCTCTTGCAAAGACCTGGTGTCAATGCTTCCGTCACCCAGGAAGTGTTTACGGATCTGGCAGATGAGATTGCGGATGCTTTTGCAGTAAACAAAGTACTCCAGAAATTATTAAGAGGTCCTGTATCATTGACACTCGGTGAATTTATCAGACTGCTTGATGCGGTCAATCCGGAATCATTGAATCCAGGTCAGTTATCCAGAAAAAAGATAAACGAGCTTTCGAAAGTTATGAATATCACTCCGTTTGCTGTCCGACTGCAGCAAAGATTAACAGAAAGCAATACAAACGTGATCAACATCACAGCGAAGAAAAGTCCTGAAGTCTATATCACGAAGACATTAAAACCAATCCAGGATCTTTATGAACTTTATCAGTGGGCGAACATTCAGGATCCAAAATATTACGACACTGTCTTAAACGTAGACAATATGTTTGAGATATTAGGTGACAAAGAATCGGATCACACTACTGCCCTCAACGACATGTTGGAGTCCGAATACGAACAGCAATTGAAAGAAACCGATCATTCCTGTGAATAGCACTACATACACTTAGCACCGTAACAGAAAGAGAGGAAAACAAATTATGGGTTCAGGAGAAGCTCAGGTGTCCATGGCGGCACAAAGTATTAACACAACGATGAACGTAGCGAATACAACAGTACAAACACTTATGCAGCTTATGTTAAAAGAGCAGACAAAAATGCGAAATCCAGAAGCTTTAGTTGTAGATATTCGTGATCTCGACAAAGTATTGAACGGATTAAACGAAGCTGGTATTCCATGGTCGACAAGCATGCAGCGTGTTCCAGTTTATGAAAGAGACACAAATGGTGACTATGTGCTAGGAAAAGATGGTAAACCAATTTTACTTGGTTTCGAAGAAACGCCAGCGAGAACACCAGATGGTATGAGTTGCATTATCATGGTCAGCGGACATGACAGACCAATGTTAGACCCTGATACGGGAGATGTTATATTAACCAGCAAAGGAAACACAAAGATGGTCGGCGGAAATATTGATAAAGCTGTTATGATCAGAAATACGGTCCGCGAAGAACGTATGAGAGAAAACTTAGTAGGATTCAATCTTGGAAACGATGAAGTCTATCAGGGGGATTATGTAAAATTTGAGTTTCCTGGTCTGGAATCCAGATCCCGGTTTGCAGATGCATTTGGTTCTGCTTTCTCGTTAAAATGTGTGATTCCGGAAGATTTTAATGACCATTCCATTTATGTCAGACAGGATGCCTTTGAAGAGGGCTTAAATGGAGAACACTCTCCGGCTGCCAGAGCATTAAAGGAATATTATTTTAAAGAGCAGTTTCCGGAATATGCTGATTATCTGAATCGAGCAGACAGAGATCTAAACACAATGATGGAGCGTGTAAACAAAGCAGCACTTGACCCAGGTCTGATTGTCAGATTTGAGAATCCATTCGAAACCGAAGAACTTTCAGCCTGTACAGAAGAGAACTTAAAAAACGATATCATTTATGTCAAAGATCAGCGTGGATATATCAATATTCCGGATATGAACGGAGATATGCCGGAACCTATTGATCTGACAACTGAAAATGGACGAAATGCTTTTGTATACTCAGCTCGTAAACTTGGTTATCTGTATTCATTTGAGGGACTGCAGCCAACAGAGGAACAGATCCATGATTTTGCAATCAGATCTTGTCATGACAAAGAATTCCTCGCATTCCAGAACGATATTGCCAGTTTAGGTGCTTATTATGAGAATTATATCAATGATAACATCAAACTCGATTTCAAAGATGGCGATAAATCAGTGGATCCACAAAGAGGTGCAACATGGTCAAACATTGAAGTGCGGATCGATAATATGGCGCTCGTTGGTCATGTAAACATTGATATTTCACCGACAGATCCAGATAAAGATCAAAAATCAGCAACCGCAGCAGATCTTAACGAAAAGATCAGAACTGTAAAAGAGACATCTCTGGAACAAAATCTTACGGTTACTATTGTGGACGGCAAATCTTTATCCGCAAATCTGTATGCAAATGGTTTGGTTCGGAATTCAGATGATATTGCAATCAAGAATGAAGATGTTATTTCTGGAACTATAAGAGGAGATCGCAGAGATGCACTCGATGCATTCCAGCAAATGTATCTCAATAACGAAGATTCAGGACACGACAGAGATATTCCTGATGAGGAACCAAATAATCAGGATATAGATATTAGCAATTCATTTCTTGATGAAACTGGAGAACCGATTCCATATGATCAGGATGACATCGATCACGACGACGATAGTTCAACACTTCAGCTCTAATTGGAAACGAGTATTAGAATGCAGAAAAAGAGGAGACGTTCAATTGTCTCCTCTTCTTTTCATTCTTCATCTTCTGTTTCCTTTTGCTCATCTGGATCTCCAAGCTTTTTCGCAGCCTCTTCCAGTTTTAATTTAAGGATTTCCAAACGTGCAGATATTTCTGGTAACGCTCTCGATTTCTCTGACATTTTTTCAAGAGCATTAAGATCGTTAATAACCTTATCAATCATGTTGTTTGATCTTGTTAACGCCCTCATTCGTTTCATTTCAGCATTCGATAACGATGACATAATCTCTTTTTGTTCCGCTTGCATTTCGTTGATTTTTGATTCTGCAAGTTCGCGTTCCTTTTCATTGCTTGCTTCTTCTTTCAGCTGCTCGAACGCCTTAATCTTTTTATCCGTATAATCAAGTCTTTCGTTTGCCGCTTCTTTTGTCTTCTGTAACTCTCGTGCTGCCTGAATATCATCCTCTGTCAGTTTGCCTTCTTCTTTTAAAACCTCAGCAAGCATCATCTGCTCCGTCTCTCCGAATCCAGCAATTTCCGCAGCCGTATTAATGGTAATTATTTTGTTTTCCCAAGCTTCGCGTAATTCCGGATTCAGTTTTGTGATTGCGATATATTTATAAATCTGACGTTCCGTCATCCTGTAAGAGTCTGCAATCTTTTTCGATACACGTTCATCGTCACCGTCTGTATTTTTCATTTCATACAACTCCAATAAACGTTGAATATCTTTGATGTTCTTTTCTAAAGTCTGCGTACGAACCTGAGCATTTGCTTCGATCAAGGCGATTTCTTCATCGACTTTTGACATTTCTGGTCTCACATGACACGGAAGCAAAGCCCCAGGAAATTGTTCTTTGAATTTATCCGGATACTCATCACGAATCAAACGGCAGGCTCTTAATCGTCTTTCTCCGGAAATTAGCCGGACCTCTCCGTTTTCGTTTTCCTTTGTTGTTACAAAGTTGTGAAATAATCCGTTTTCCATAATACTGAACGCTAGAGACTGAATATCAATTTGATCGAATCTCTCATTCAGTTCGTTTGTAATAATTTTATCGATGTTGATATAGCGCATTCCGTATGCATTGCTCGCTCTTTGTTCATCAATATTTGTTGAACCCGGAAGCTTTCCGGATGATGTTACACCCGGCATAAACTTAGGTCGTGTTGTTGTACTCATGTTTTGTTTGCTCCTTTCTTCGTCGATTTCTTATTTGTTTTCTTTTTCGAATTAGTTCCGTTCTGAAATTTTCGTACTTTTATGAATTGACGTCCGTCCAAATAATCAATAGCTTTTAAAAGATCCATATAATCGTTCACACATTCGTTTCTCTTATTAGGAGACAACATCAACGGAACGAAATCGGTACTTGACTTTGCTAAAACTTCAGACATTCTTATTGGAGTCGGAAGGAACATGTCATTGAGCATTTCCGCATACCCTGCAAACATATCTTTTGCTCTGTTTGTGCGTGATTTCACTTTTGTCATAAAAACATATGCCTTTTTCTTTTCGTGAAGCTCGTAATACGTTTCGATTTCTGCTGCCATGTTGACAATTTTAACAACAGATTGGTATCCGAAGTTATCCGCCTCAATTGGGCACAAAATAGTATCACAAGCGATACCGAGTGCTGATGAAAGTGTTGTGATCGCTGGAGAACAATCAATAACAATATGATCGTATTTAGTTCCGGCAATTTGTAATAAATTATTCCGGAAACACATGATTGCATTCGCATTTTCATTGTGATTCACTTCATCATACAAGTCATAATGTAATGACTCGATATCTTCACATGTTGGAACTATGTCAAGGTTTTCTAGTTTTGATGGAATGATCGTTTTCTCTACTTCTTCTAATGTCAAATCTTTAAGAACAAGATCTCTCATTGACACTTCCGGAACTTGTTCAATATTCTTCGCCATCATATCGGTACAATTTCTTTGGAAATCCATGTCAACAATCAACACACGTTGTCCTGATATCGCAAGTATTTGGGCAATCATTGCAGTACTCGTTGTTTTGCCAACGCCGCCCTTACTACTTTCTATCGCTGTGATGTGATATGTTTTTTGTTCTGCATTTGTGTTCAATGTATTTATCCCTCCTTTTTATAACTCAACAGTATAATGGATTCTCATGTCGTTTGCAAGGTTTTTCCTGTTTGAACTAATACAATTTTCGTACACATTGTGATGTTTCATTTGTTTTGGCTTCGTTTGTTCTTTTTCCGCACATTTTGAACTAATACGAATTACTGAGTTTGGAAACATAAAAGAGAAGCCATAATGTTTGAATGCCATGATCGTTTCCTATTCTTTGTTTCCGCATATCAAGAACCAGTACAAAGTATGCGATTGTTTGGAAACAGAATGCCGGAAACAGACCAGGTAACAGGTTCTGGATTTGTATTAGTTCAATTCCTATCATTTACCATTAGAGTGTTACTTCGAACTAGTACTGCGACCATGTTTATTTGTTGAATCAGCATTTGAATCAGTTCGTCAGTGTACAATGTTATGTTTATATCATTTTTGAACTAGTTCAATACAAATTCAATACTACTTCAATTTGACTTCAATTAAACTTCAATATAGTTCCCTCAAATCACAGGTAAAGAACTGATTCAAGGTTTTTAATATTGTTTCTTTTCCGATTTTGAACTAGTTCAAATATAATTTGTTAATAAAAATATCTATTTTCGAATTGGTTCAGTTTAAGAGTTAGCTAAACTTTAAGTCAAAGTTATGTCACGAAGCACAAGTGAAAGGCGATAGAACTAATGCAAACGGTGTCATTTTATCAAAAACAGGTAAATTGTATTAATTCAAATCGGCGTTTTGTGTAATTTGAGATACTTTGAACGAATACAAATAACAGTTTTCAGGGCATCGGTACCAGATATAACGACATCCTTATTAGTTGAGTCGAAAAATATCAGTATTGAAACTAATACAAATGGCGAATAGTCTGAACAAATTTCCGATTTCCTGACGAGTTTCCTAAAATGTGAGCCTTGTTAGGTGTAAAAGAAAGGATTATCGCATATTTGTTTGCAATATAAGTATCCATATTTAGGATAACAAGATAAGTGAACACAATATGTTGTATTTGAGAGAAGGAGAATATTATGAGTAAACAGCAGGTAAACAACAAGGAATTGCAAGCACAAGATACTACTGTTATGCTTGAAAAATATATAGAAGACGAATTAATTGAATCCGAAATGGATAAATGTAAAGAAGATGATCAGTATGCATCTGAATATGAATATGATGCGTCTGATACTTCCGATTCCAATGATGCTATGACAGATTACATGAGACAAATTGGCAGCATTAAGGTCATGACTCCAGAAGAAGAGGTTGCATGTTTTAAACGATTCGAAAGTGGAGACAGGGAGGCTTACGATGAGATTTTCAACCGCAACCTGAAGCTTGTTGTCTCTATTGCGAAGAAGTATTTTTTGGTTGCAACGAATATGGAGCCACTTGATGTTGTCATGGAAGGTAATATCGGTTTAATGACAGCAATTCGTAGATTCGATTACAGAAGAGGGTATAAGTTTTCAACGTATGCTTCCTGGTGGATCAAGCAAACGATCACAAGAGCAATATACAATAACAATAACATGATCAGAATTCCAATACACGCAAACGAAGGATTGCACAGATACCGTAAACTTATGGAAGAGTTAGCAAAGACCGGAGAAGCGGAACCGGCAGTCAGAGAGATTGCAAAAGCAATTAACGTCACTGAAGAACAAGTTCTAATCTTTCGAAATATCGTAAACGGAATGGCGAATCCTTCTTCCTTAAACAAACTTGCAAATCAAGAAGAAGACGCTGAGACAGAAATTCAGGATTTAGTATCTTCCGATATGAATATCGAAACCGAATATATGAACCAGGATCTTAGAGAAACTTTATTTGAAATACTAGATCAATGGATAACGAAATATCCAGGAAAAGACAAAGAAAGACAGAGACAGATCATTATAAGGCGTTTTGGTTTAGAGACAGGATCTCCAGAAACCCTGGAAATGATAGGAGCGGACTACGGAATCACGAGAGAGCGTGTTCGTCAGATTGAGTTGAAGTTCATCCGATATGCGAGGTTACCAAAAAACAAACGAGTATTAAAAGAGTACATCGAGTAACTTTGTGTGTTTATATAACATATTTAAGACAAAAGATCACACAATAAAAGGAGGAACAAAATATGTTATATGTATTCATTGGTAAATCAGCTGCTGGAAAAGATTATCTGTATCATGAATTTCTAAACTCTCATCCGGATGTCAAAGAGGTTGTTTCTTACACAACAAGACCACCTCGCCCAGGAGAAGTTGATGGTATTGACTATCATTTTGTATCAGAAAGTGAGTTTATGGAAGCAGTTCAAAGTAATCGAATCTTGGAATACCGTTCTTACAAAACAAAGATGAATGGTGTTGCTGCAATTTGGTATTATGGATCACCAAGACTGACAGATATAAATGATGTCGATTATGCTGTCGTTCTCGATCCGGATGGAGCCAGAACAGTCGTGACCGAATATGGTGCAGAAAACTGTATGGTCACATATGTAACGGCTCCAGATACATTGAGACTCGAAAGAGCAAGAAAGCGAAGCGGATTTGACCAGACAGAATGGGACAGAAGATTTCCTGATGACAATGCACGATTCAACGATGAAATGGAGACCGAGTTCAAAGAAGTTCTCGGAGATCACTTTAAAGTAATCGTAAACAGCTAGTAAAACAGTAGATGGAGAGGAGATGATGTTTCGTTTCCTCTTCTTAAGTTTGAAAGGAGAAATCAATATGTATTTAATGCATAAAAACAAGTTTATTGCAAAATTAACAACCTATCAGGGCGTGATCATAGGAGTAAGCGAAGTATATAACGAAAATCTGCTTCCGATTGGGATGCAGGGTAGTAAGGAATTCGCAGACTGGAAAATCATAACATGGTTAATAAACAGAATGATTCCAAGAACCAGGTAATTAAATATATTGAGGAACAGAAAAAAATCATGAATGATGAAGAGTATAAGAAATATCTAAAACAATTTCATAAACTTTCTGATAGGCATATCTTAGCAGCCGAAACAGATATGTCTTCTTCTGATATACAAAAAGTTGTGATGCTTTCTGATAAGATCCGCAAGGCAGGTAATGAACTTGTTTGTCTGATGAGAAAGAATTACAATCAACTTATACGTACAAAGAAATATCGCAAATTATTAAAACTCTATGGGAGTACTGAAGATAAAGAAAAACGCAAATCATTAGCAAAGCAACTTAATGATATGCAGAAAGCCTATGATGTTACATGGGATTTTTGCAGGACATCCATGATCCCTATTGGTAAGAAATATGGCATAGATGCAGTATTTGCGCTTACTAAAGCCGAAGATGTTTGGCGTGGCGTTGAGAAATGTCTTTATGGTAATGGAAAAATGATTCATTTCTCCAAATATGGAGAGCTGCCTTGTATCCGAGCAAAACAAATAAACCGCGGTATACCAATTTTGGTTAAAAATGATATCCTACAGTTTAAATTAGGAAATACTGTTTTTAGTATTAAGATAACAGACAGATTTCAGACTGATGAAGTAAATGCAGTGTTATCGTACCTTGCAGAACCAGAGCTTATGAATATAAAAGCAGTAAATACTCTTTTGAATGAAGCTTATTGTATAGACACATTCAGACCTTGCTATGCTACTCTTGTTCCTAAAACCATCAGAGGAAAACACCGGGTGTATCTGCATTTGACTATTGAAGGCAAAGCAAAGCCTAAATATGACAAGCTTGATAATCCAAGATATAAATACGGTAATGGTATCATTGGTGCTGATATAGGAGCACAGACAGTAGCTTATACGTCTGACACAGAAGTTGGTTTGAAAAACCTTTCTGAACGAGGTAATAATATACAAGTGTCGGAAAGACTTGAACGTCTCTATTATCGAGCAATGGATAGGTCAAGACGGGCAACTAATCCACAAAATTACAACGAGGATGGTACTGTTAAGAAAGGGAAAAAGTCTTGGAAATACTCAAAACATTACAAGAAACTGAGAGCAAAACATTCTGAATTATGTCGTATCAATGTTGTAAATAGACAACTTGCTATAAATGAAGATGTTAATCATTTAAGAAGTTTAGGAGACACATTTATTACAGAGCCTAAAAATGCAAGTAAGCTTATGAAACGAACAAAAGAAACCACTAAAAACAGTAAAGGTAGATTCAACAGAAAAAAGCGTTTTGGAAAATCTATAAAGAACCGATGTCCTGGTGGCTTTCAGACTGCTGTAGAAAAGAAATTTAAGGTCTCGGGTGGTACCTATATAGAAGTCCCGAATAATTACAGAGCAAGTCAATATGACCATACAGCGGACGATTACATCAAAAAGAAATTATCTGACAGACTTTACAAACTGAGGGATGGAACCTTGGTACAAAGAGATTGGTATTCCTCATTTTTACTTTACTGCTACGACTATAAAACGAAAGATATAAACAAAGATAAATGCAATATGGATTTTGATAAGTGCTATACAAAAGAAAAAGACCTGATCTCATGGATCAAAACTAACAAGATTAAAGTATTAAACAGCGGGATTAAAGTAGCTTAATAACTCAATATTAGGGAGATTGACTATACTTCCTTATCGTAAGATAGAAATTTACCGCTAATGTGGTTGCAAGACTGCTTGGTAATAAAAGTCCTTACTCAAATAGACTTATACTTGTGTTCCAAAGTCTGAAAATGATGTACGAACACAAGCTAAACTTGGTAGTAAGAACCCCATGGGCTTGCCCATGGGAATAGTCAGTGGTTCCAGGATGTGTACACAAAAGTTTTGTGAATACATATGTTGAGCTTCCGGACCTTCGTATCCTGATTAACTGTGTCCGGTATGTATATAATAATTATCAGATTCCTGAAGAACAGACTGAAATCGCAATCCAGACACTAACAAGCGGATACAAAGTCGTATGGGATGCGATGCAGGAACTGAAGAATAAATCCAGGTAAGGGAGGATTCAATATGGAATACAAAAACGATTATTTTGCAGACAATCAACTTTCTGAAGACGAAATTCAGGAAGACGATTACGAGAAGGAACTCATTAACTGGTATTCTACATATCCTGTTGAGAGAAAACGCAAACTTAACAAGCGCGAACGTTATGAGAAAGAACAGAAACATCTCAAGAAACTCGCATCCGAGTGCACACGTTATCCGCAGCCAGCTATGTATGTGGATCAGAAATGGATACGAAAGGTCGGGTACTCTTATATTTCAAAACCGTATTACAAGCGTTTGCATAGAGAGAAGATCAGTTCGTACATAAAACGTCTTGCAAACAGAAAAGTAAGACACTACAAAGGTGAACTCCATAACGGATACCAGCATATTCATAAAGTGTATGATTTTTGGTGGCAAATAAGCTAGGAAGGATAAAGGTATGAGCAAAACCAAAAGATATAAGTTTTCGTGTCATATTTTAGATGCCAATCGTTTGGTTGAAAATAGAGATCTCCCAATGATGGTATACAGTACATTTTTGCATCCATTTGAATTAACAAAATGCAGTCGCAAAGAATCGAAGCCGAAATTCAGGGACCGAAAGACATTTGTCGACATAGGAAAAATTGAGTATTAATCACAAATTCAAATCAGAGAGCAGCCGATTATTTTAGGTTGCTCTTTTGTTTTCCTTTGTTTTAGGTTTACTCATATTTAAAACAAATAACAATATTTTAATCAGGAGGTATCCAAATGTCTATGAAATTAAATGAAAAACAACAAGAAGCTGCAACCACACTAAATGGCTGCCTTCTAATTGTTGCCGTAGCCGGAAGCGGAAAAACGACAGTTCTTATTAATAGGGCGGTAAATTTAGTAAACGCTGGTGTTGATCCGAAACGAATCCTGATGATTACGTTTACAAGATACGCAGCCAGAAATATGGCAACAAAAGCAAAGGAAATAGGAGATAACAAATGCATTGGACTGTACACATCGACATTCCATTCATTCTATCTTGACATGTTAAGACGATATGGCAACATCATCGGGATGGATCCAAATTTTGTAATCCTTAATTCAGACGGAAGCATCGAGGATTCCATTTCTCAGGTTATGGCAAAGTATACGGAATATGGAGAAGTAAAAGGATTCCCTAGTTTTTCTGATATCAGGGAAGCGTATTCGTATGCAATAAATACCGGAAGACCACTTGATCAGGTGTTGTCGGAATTCAAGGAAACAATGGACTACGTGGCAGAATTATGTGACCTGTATGAAATCTGGACAAAAGAGAAAGAAGCAACAAACAATTATACCTATGATGACCTCATGGTGAAAATGTTAGAGCTTATGCAGACAGAAAACGGAAGAAATGCCGTTTCATCTTTGTTTGATTACATTATGGTAGACGAATATCAAGATATCAATAAACCACAGAATGAGATACTGCAGCTGTTAACAAGTTCGAATCCAAATGTGGCAGTAGTAGGAGATGACTATCAAGCAATCTACGGATTCCGGGGTTCCAATGTCGGTTACATTGTGAATTACGAAAAAATGAACCCAGGCACAAGAGTAGTAACAGTTGATACCAATTATAGATCATCAGACGAAATTCTGGAATTTGTGAACGCAGTCATGGATAGAAACTGTGACTTTGGCATCAAGAAGGATATGAAAGGAACCGGAAAAAGTTTCGGACCCGTTATTTTGAATCACGTGGATGACGAAGAAGACGAATACCAGCATATTGTGGATTCGATCATCCGGGTCCATTCTGAAGGCACTCCATATTCTGAGTGTGCTGTTTTAAATTCGAAGTCAAAACCATTACACAAACTCGAATTGTTGTTAGTTCGTAATAATCTGCCATACGAGATGCGCGGTGGTAAAAAATTCTTAGATCGTGATGAAGTGAGAGATTTGATTGCGTTGATCACCTGTATTTTGGCACCTACTAGTAAGAAAAGCATGTTGTCATGGTATCGGGTGCTGACTCAGCTGGTGACCGACGTCGGACAGAAGAAAGCAACTGGTCTTGTCGAGTGCTGCGCAGAACCTGATTTCCCATTATCTGCAACGATAAACGGAAAGAAAACATCAGCATCTATAAGAAAACAGCTTGAAAATCTGCATGTGTATCTATCAAAGGTGCAAAACGCTACTTATGAATCCGGTTACCAGAAGGCACTTCGAATGCTGGTGGATGGTTACTATGATTTTCGTCATGATCTAATCGAAAACAGTAAGAAATACAAACAGGAAAGTAACCGGACTGACGCATTCAATGAACTGGAATCCAAACGTGAAATTTTAGAAACATTCCGAGAGATTGGAGAACAATATATTGATTTCCAAACATTTTTGGACGGACTCACAATGAATGACACTTCCAAAAGTTCAGATGATTGTATCTGTCTGTCTACTGTGCACTCAGCAAAGGGTTTGGAATGGGATAATGTCTATATGATGGATGTTATTAGTGCCCTATATCCTGGAAAGAACTATTCGAAAGAAGAACAGAATGAGAATCTAAGAGTATTCTATGTCGGGATCACAAGAGCAAAGAAACATCTAATTTTGTATCATCCTCAGTTAATTTTGAGCAGAGGAGAGTATGTTCCAATAGATGTGTCTCCATATGTGTCTGAGGTAACAAAACACTATTGTTTAACATATATCAAAGAGCAGACATTGACAAATCAAGATATCGTGCACCATTATCCATTACGATTTGAGTTTATTCCATCAAGTGTATTCGGTAAGACAGTGCGCCAAAGATTGACGCCGGAACGTTTGGAACAGATAAGTAAGAATGTATGTAAAATCGGGGTTTGTTCTTGCTGTGGCGGCGCTGTAGGATCAGACCATTTGTTTGCGCACGAAGTATGGGAATACAACGATTACAAAAAGATACAAGCACTTGCAGATATTATCCCTGTTTGTGAGCGTTGTAGCGCAGTTATAAGTTTCGATCATTCTGTAAACAAGCGAAACATTGACAGAAATGATCTATTTCAATGGTATGCAAATGTTAATCGGATCCCAGTATCTGCTGCCGAAGAGGAATTAACCAGAGCTCGTCAGAAACAAAACGAAAGAGAACAGTTTATCTGGCAGCAAGATGACGGATCCGTCGATAAGGTGATCCGTCGTTATTTGGACGTGGAAAATAAAGTAGCGAAATATCAAATTCATATGCTAACAGTTCCATATAGCAGAAACGAAGAATTCAAAGAAGACTGCTACCGATATGGAGTGCGTCCGAAATGGTTGGTTGAATATAAAGTATGGAGTTATCAGGGGAAAACAATTCCGGAACTTGATCAAAAATGGGGTGTAATAAATTAAGGAAAGGATAAGGATGAAACTTAGGAAAGCATGATTAATATAAGGCAAACACGAACAAATGCAATTATTTTTCAATTTCTTTGCAATTTCCTGACGAGTTTCTGAAATTATGAGCCTTATGATATTCGAAACTAAATATTGCGCTGACTGTTTAGTCCGAAGGTATGCACGAAAACAAATTGGGATGTAGATCCTGTATTGTATTTGCATGAAAGAACTAACCGGTCACAAACATCATGAGTTTACCAGAAGGATTGTATAATCCTTACCACTGTAATTGACAGTTTGTTGTCGAAAGATAGGCGATCACACTTACACAGAGTGACGCTTTATTTGTGTGCCTAAAACAGTGGTCGAATGGTAAACGTTTGTCATATGAAGATGGGTTTCTCTGAGAACAAAAGGAGAATCCACATGACTAGTATGACATTCGATGACTACACAGAACTTGATGACAAGATTGCATCATTACCAAAACGTAATGAAAACTACGGTCTGGAGGAAAAAGACTTGAAGAGAATCGAAGCGGATCCGGATCGTTATTATCGTTATGTAATGTACCTTTTAAATCAGCCGTATTACGAAGTCAATGCTAAAGAACACAAATTTGATAACAAAGATGCGTTGCCACAGAATGAGGTTACGGACCGTTTAAATGCTTTGATCCGAGACCATGTGGACATCACAGATTAGAGGAAACAAGTATGAAGGTCACCGATTATCGAGATATGTATTATGCAATTTCAAATGGGATTGAGATTGGATTGTCGATCGATAGCGTGCTCGAAGAAGTGGTCGCAGAAAGAGAAAACGGTAATTTATCTGCAAAAGATTATAACGAATTAATGGTTTTCTTCAAAGAATGCGACCGAAAACATGGAGCACAAATTGTCGAACACAACCATGCTGTTTGGCTACGGCAACAAAGAGAAACGGAAGATCAGAACAGGCAGGTTTCAGGAAATAAAGCAAAAACACTTGGAGCTCTGTTGGAGTTAACAGAAACAGAACGAGGACAAGCTCGTATTCGAGCAACAAATAATGAATTTCCAAAAATCAATGTCCCGAAACCGGAAACAACGTTCAAGAAACCAACAACGAGAACAAAACATCAGCAAAAACGAAGGGAGTCTTAATTATGTATTCTAATTCATATCCACAACTTATCCAGAACTGGACGGAAGGATTCGCAAGCAACAAACCATTTACTTTATCACCACAGTTTTTTTCTTATTCAGAAGAACAGAATAACGAAGATGCTGCCGGATTGATGCGCTATGTGTTCGAAGATGTTTTAGACTGGACACCAAACGACGTCCAAAATCACTGCAGCAAAGAAGTGATCGATTTACTTGGTTTGAGACCAGCATACCGAGCACTTATGTGGCCGTCAACTTATGATGCGAGTGGAAAACGTGTTCCACTGGTAGACAGCAGAAGTGGATACGGATATGTTGCAGCCTTATTGTATCCAAATGTGATCCGTACGCTTGGGAAACAGAAATTATGGATCATGGAATATAACGCAATGATGTCAGGAAGAGGACAGCGAGCATTTCGTGTTGATGATTTTCTTGGCAACGATGGTTATGATCACGCAAGATTATTGCTGAATCATTACCTGGTCAATAATCCAGACGAGAGATTCGAAAATATCGAAGACGTATACAAAGTGTTTTCAAACCGCAAAGATGCAGAAAAGATCTTACGTAAAGCAAAACTACTTATCATTCAACAGGCTTTGTTTAAGAGTCCCCTTGAATATCTGCATGCGGCACTTCCAGATGACGGAACGGAAGCCGGTTGTGATCACATGAGTTATGATTTTTATCGATTTGAAACCATGCTAAACGGAGTCGATGAAGTAGAAAGTCATAAACAAGAGATTATGGAACGCATCAGAAAAGGCGGAGAGTCTGTTTACTCTGTTGCAAAAAGTCTGCTCTTAGATGCGGATGTGGTACAGACAAAAGTTGATTCTTGGAATGAAATTTTGGCAGACCACTTCAAAGACAAGATCATTCTGCTTCATCAGAGACATATTTCTACAGATAAAATCGCAGAGAAATCAAAACTTCCAAGTGACCTTATTACAAGAAAGCTGGAAGAATGGGGAGCAACAAGGTCATCTCTGAATAAACGACGCAACTTGTAGTCAATAGATTGTCAAACACTTATAGGAGTACTTGAAAACGGTACTCCTTTGTGTTGTTTTCGAAACGATTTCAACCAGTATTAGTTTGTATCGGACTCGAACATATTTAGGCTGTAAGGAGGATTTTTGTATGAGTGAAACAAATAAAACGACAATCGCTGCAGACTGGTGTGAAAAAACACTTCCAGAACTCGCACGATTTAACAAAGCATTTATAAAACGAAAAGGAAAAGGATTTGCGCACGTAATTGTGTTGACTGCAGAAAACAAAGAAGATATCAATTATTGTTACGAAAAAGAGAGTGCACTGTTTGAGTCTTTTGGCTGGTACTGTGTTTTAATGAACGGAGATTCAGTTCCAAAAACCTGTACTTTGGTATTCCGAACAACGCCTAACAAAGATGAGATATACAATGCTTTTGATGTTACAGGAGTCAGCCGGTCTATGATCGACAAGGATGTATTAGCGAAACTTGTTGATATGATCGGATTTGATGACCTTACGATGGATTACTTGCAGGGTATTAATGAGAGTTATTTATTGTACCTGTTGTCGAAAGTTTCAGATTTAGGTATGGACCGTTTCGTAAATGAGTTGCTCGTAAATCATTACAATAACACAGATTCTGATAATATAACAAAGGAAGACCTCAAGATCTTATTTGGTACAGACGACGTCAAGACACTGTGCAGTACGGCAGCTACTTGCGAAGTAAAAGAGCAGGATACTAATTCTTTTGTTTCGCCGACGTCAGAGCCAACAAAAGCAGAGAAAGAACCGGCTTCTGTAACGGGACAGGCTGATGAACCAAATAAAGCGGCTGCTAAAGAACCGGTCACACATGTAGTAGAACAAAGTGTAGAAATCCCTGTTCCAAGACCTGCACAACCGCAGCCAAAACCGAATCCATTACCATATGATGAGAGACCAGCAAACGAAGACAAGATTAATTCACATTCGATTCCCCATTCAAAAGGATTTCTTTCAAGTCACGGAAAATTCCGCCCTGTTACAGTAACAAATAACGAGCGATCTGTGACTGCAAAAACAGTAGAAACGAAACAAAATGAGCCTAAGAATGAATTAAATCCTGCAATTTTAGGAGCAGAAGATAGGAAACCTGCATCCATTCCCGAAGTAGAGCAGACTGTAATGGAAAACCATGAAGAAAGGGAACCAAAAAGCGTTTCCGAAGATAAGAATATTGTTTCCGAAGTCGAAGAAAGCCAAACAATACCGGAACCTGTTATTTCGGAACCAAAAGAAGAGGAATCCGATGACGACACACCAAGTGTACCGGCTCCAGTTAAAGTAAAAAAGATTTCATTTCAGTCAAAAGAAGTCTTAACGGAAGAAGATAAGAAGCAGAATGCAGAGCTGCTTCATAAAATCCGGTCCAAATATGAGCAGGCATTACAATTTGTGACAGATCTGCATAGTCCTCAGTTTACACTGTTTATCAATTTGTTCCGAGAAGCATTAGATAACAATAAGTATACTAAGCAGTGGTGTCCTATGTATCTTGAAATCTCAGATGATCTTACAACAGAATTGTATGCGAAACTTTACGAACTGGATCAGGTTACAGCGGAATTCAATAAGAAATTAATTCATCAGGTATTACATATTGGCTGCCCATTCTGTGCAACTGAGTGGAATGAAGATATTACTTTTGTTGACAATGGACTTCATTATACCAGATGTCCAAACTGCAATAGTGAGAGACCATTCATGAAAGAAGAGTAATTTAAGGAAGAGGATAAGGTAGTTTGGCAGGATAATAATAGAACAACAACGAATATTGGAAAACCTGCCTATCCCTATCCTCTTTTTCTTTAGATAGTATGTTGAAATCGAAGAAAGGAGAAACCTTTGTATGAGAATTAATCGTATTGAAAACGAATTGGATATCATTGATGCTGGGCTTATCACGGAGAATCCAACCAGTGTTTTATCAGCATTTTTGAGTACGCATGCGTGGATTGTCGACGTATTGATGCTTGTTTTTGTTGTATCCGGTGTATACCGATGTTATAAAACCAAGAAGCAAGACAGTGATGAGAAAGATATCAAAAATATGTTTAACGAAGACGGAACAAAGAATCAACATTACGCGCACAAAGATTATGATCCATTTCCATGTTTTACGTTCGCTTTATTGTTATTTATCGTACGATTACTGCTTGCAGCATTATAATAGCCGATAACGAAATAACGAATGCGAGATATAGATTCCTTCAGTTGAGTCCATATTTATAACAGAGCTGGCAAAACTCCGTAGCTTTAGCTGCGGAGATGAGAAGACAGCTCTTTTTTTACAATTCTTTTGCAATCTCCTGACGAGTTTTCTAAAAAGTGAGCCTTATTAATATTATACAAATGTATTGTCAATTACTTTGGGCTTAAAACGATGGAAAACGAAGACCTGGAAAGGAGACAGGTTATGAAGATCATGTGCAGTTATGTTGTTGAGATGAAACATATCAACAAATTATTCCGTGACACCATAAGGATCTATAATGATGCTGTCTCTTTTTGTGTAAAAGCTTTCGAAGACCACTGGGATGTTTTAAAAACTTTGGATCCTGGTAATAAGGAAAGATTTGCTTATGCAGACCATCTGATCCACACAACGAAAACAAACACTGCCGTCTTCAAAGAGTTTGATCAGAAATTCCATAAGATGCCATCTTATCTTCGATTTGCTGTGATCAATACAGCATTAGGACACTTAAGTTCTTATCATTCCAATCTCTCAAACTGGGAGAACGATATGTCAAAAGGAAAACAGCCATCGTTCCAGTTCCGTCTTAACAAACTGCCGGTATTTTACAAGGATAACATGTACAGACCGGGAGAAGATCCGGATACCATCAGACTAAAAGTGTTCAAAAACAACGGCTGGAACTGGGTGACAGTATCCTTGAAACACACTGACGTAGTGAGTATCCGAAACCACAGGAAAGATGGGAAGATCTCCGCTCCGATGCTGGAAAAGAAGAATAAGAAATGGTTCCTTCGTTTTGCATTTGAGGGACAGGCAAAGTTAAACGACACAAAACTTGAGGAAAGACGCATCCTTGCGGTAGACCTGGGTGTCAATACCGACGCTGTCTGTTCAGTCATGACAAAAGACGGTACTATCCATGCGAGAAAGTTCATCAATTTCGCAGGTGACAAAGACCGGATTTATCATACGCTGAACAAGATCAAGAAAGTACAGAAACGCTCAGGGTCACGGAATACAAAAAAGCTGTGGCGGTACGCAAGATTTCATAACGACGAGTTAGCCCGGAAAGTTGCGTCGAAGATCGCGGAAACCGCAATTGAGTACCAGTGTAACGTCATCGTTTTCGAGCACCTGGACACAAAAGGAAAGAAAAAGGGTTCCAAGAAGCAGAAATTACAGATGTGGAAGAAAAATACGATACAGAAGATCGTAGAACAAAAAGCACATAAGAACGGGATTCGTATCTCACACATCTGCGCATGGGGGACTTCGAAACTGGCGTATGACGGATCTGTGTATGCACTCCGGGGAACAGAGGCTGGGAACAGATCCTATTCCATCTGCCAGTTCCCGAATGGAAAGACCTATAACTGTGACCTGTCTGCCTCATACAATATCGGAGCCCGGTACTTCATCCGGGAAATACAACAAAACCAGTCTGTGAAGAACTGGTCTGTCATTACGGCAAAAGTTCCGGAATGTCAGAA